TGGGCAAAGATTTTTGCTTACATTTACTGCATATGCATCGCTAGTTACAACAACTATTCAGTATGCATTTGTTCGTGCAAATATTACTGATGCTTCTAATACTATTGTGGGAAGCGACTTAGGATTTAGCCGATCTGATAACTATGGTCAGTCTGGTCGTGGATCAGCAGTTGCCTTTACGAAGATTTGGGTAGCAGATACAACAAGTGCTCGCAAGTTTAAACTTTACGGAACCGCACAAACCACTAACGGATTAACATTAAGTCTTGCGTATACACAAATGACAGTTATGTCATTGAACTAGGAGTAAATATGTGGGAACTTATTTGCACAGTTACTGATTGCGAAAAGCAAGGTATTCCTCAATCGATTGGTTTTCAAGAATGGTATTGTTGTGAGTCGTGTGGCGCTCTTTATCAGAAGCCATCAGAATAAACTTTATAGGTGTTTGTTGTGACTAAGAGTCAAGTAGATCAGATTCTAGAGCGACTTGAACGCATTGAGACCGACCTTGCAGAGATCAAGGTTGAACTAGCGGAAACGCGCGGTGCATATAGACTTGCCAAGTTTGTGATCGCGCTTCTTGGTCTTTCTGGGCTTGGCGGTATTACCGCATGGATCAGCAGCCAAGGAAAGTAATAACACCTGAGGGGGTACTATGAACCTACTCAGAGTTGCTATAGCAACCATTCTTTTATTTTCAATCCAAGCGCCAATCATGGCGATGGAAGAGCAATATACTGTTACCGTTGACCACACAATGGACTTCTTTGTCGTGGTCAATGAGCCAACGCAGTTTACTGCTAGAACGCTTCTCTGTTCTGACACTGGGGAACTCTGGTGCCGTCGCGCCGAACAAGGCGGACACTTTACCGACAGTGTCCTTTGGCTGTATGACGAGCAAGGAAACATGATTACCGCCGACGACGATGACGGCGTTTCATGGGCTTCTATTGTTTCTATCCAGTTGAGCGCAGGCGTCTACCGTCTTCGTGCTGGTCGGTTTGTTTGCTACGACAACTCATGCATGCATCCAGAGGCTCCGTTCCCCGAGGGCGGATACTATGATCTTGTCACAAACCTTCCAATCGTTCTCGATCCGACTCCGCCGCAGGCTTCTCCAGAGCCTATTCCATCGGTTCTTCCAACGCCAGAACCAACATCAGAGCCCACCCCAGAGCCAACCGTCGAACCAACGCCGACTCCAACAGTGGAGCCGACGCCCACTGCCGAGCCGACGCAAACTCCAGAGGTGACAAATGAGCCAAGCCCAACAGTCGAACCAACTCCTTCCGCGACTCCCGAGCCCACTCCGACGCCGACGCCCGAGTCAACGCCAGTGGCTACTCCGACAGTCGTTCCTACTGCTCATCCCACTCCTGTGGCTACTCCTGAGCCAACACAGCCCGTTGTGCAGCCTTCGGTAGAGCCATCTGTAGTTCCGACTACTTTGCCATCTGCAGAGCCTAGCGCAATGCCAACTGAGCAGCCATTGATTGACATTCAAGTCCCTCAAGAAGTTGCTGCGGTAGCAGAGGCAGTCTCTCAAGCAGTTGGCGAAGCAGTATCTGCAGTTACCAATCTAGGAAAGGACCTGTCTCCAGAAGAGAGGCAGAAGGCTCGAGAAGCCGTGCTCCCCGCAATCATTATAACTCAGGTTGCGCAGGCAGCCGTTGCAGCCGCTGGATTGGCGGCTCGACCAACGCCTCCGTCGTCTGGTTCTAGTAGTACGAGGAAGCAAAAGTGATTAAAAGAGTAATCAATGAGATTGTTGCAACAGGCTGGACTATCTTTGGTCTTGCTATTGCATGGGCTGTCCTTCCGGACGGTGCTACCCGCGACATTGTGGGGAGTGTTCTTGCTGGAATGACGCTAGTTTGGGTGCTAACGATGCCGCTCAGGATCGTTGGCGAGTAGTAGGAGAAGTATGAAGTACAAAGTAAAGTCACAACTTGATTACATTGAGAAGGGTGGCATTCTAGACGATTGCGGTCCTTCCAGTGTTGCTGCCGCCGTCGCGTGGGCAGCCAAGTACCAGTTCGATCCGTCGGCTGGCGATGGCATTAAGGCTAAGTTCAAGGCAACTGGTCAGGTCGACAAGGATGGGGTCTCGGATAACGGGTCTTCACTTCCTCAGTTGATTGCCACCGCAAAGGTTCTTGGCGCTACGGCTCGCTATGCAAAATCTTGGCAAGATGTTGTTGATTCAGGCAAGCGCGGTGCGGGTATCGGCGTCTGGGTTCAGCAACCTATTGGCTATCCTGCTGGACAGGAAATAAGTGCTTGGCATGTTAAGTGGGCAAAGTATTGGTCCAAGAAAGACCCAAGCCATGTTAAGGCTGGGTATGGGCATATGACCTCTGCTGGCTGGGATCCTGAAGAGGGCTGGCAGTGGTGCTGCCCAACGCGAAGCGGTAAGGGCGCAGAAGAGTTTGCAGTTAAGGTGACTGAAGAGCAACTTCGCGCCATCGCAGACTCAAAGCGAGTGTCTAAGTCTGATTCTTTGCCAGACTACAAGCACTGCATTATTATTGAGTACCCTGTCAAGGTGGCTCCTAAGGCAGAAACTCCTGTCTCCGTGGCTCCTGCCCCTGCTCCAGAGGCTCCTAAGCCTACGGTGCCAGTGACTCAAGTCGCTCCTAAGCCAGTTTCTGGTGGTGGGTCGCGAAATCTTGCCCTTGGGGATATCGTCCCAGAAGAGGAAAAGCCTGCGGTTAAATCGCGCAACTATCCCAAGATTGAGATGCCAGACCTAAGTAAGGTCGATTGGGAGCACGCTGGTGCAGAGGCATTGGAAACGCTTGGCAATGCTGCCGAAGCGACGAAAGGAGAAAAGAATCCTATGAAGCGACTTGTTGCTGCTATGGGTTGGATCTTCAAAAACACTCAGGTCGACGAGGCATTGCTTGACGCGCTTCGAGCATTCGTGCTTGTAAGCATTTCAGTTGCACTTGGTCTTGGCATTCCGCTTCTTGACATTCAAGGTGGTGACTTCAGAGTCATCCTCTCGGCTGGACTTGCATCTGCTCTCCAGACGGTTGTGAAGTTCCTCGACCCAAATCAAACCCAGTTCGGTATCAAGAAGTAAGTCGTTACTTCTTCCAGTCCTCATAATCGGGCTGGTCGTTCTCTAAGGCAGGCTGCGTGGTGATCTCCTCCCACTGCGTAGCCTGCCCCTTTTTTATTTGCTGCCAGATTGTTAGTAGCAATACAAACTGAAAGAACAGGAATCCTGCGACAAGGAAACGAGGCAACTCAATCAATACATCAACCTAGCAAGAATGCCCAATGATTTCATCACAGATGCCGCATTAGCGCTTCGGTCTGCTGTGCCGTCGATCTCGATATCATGAGCAATCTCAAGAATCTGCTGCTCTGATGAATGATTCATCTCTGCCGCAGTTGGGGTGCGACCATAAAGATTAGTATACCGTTGCATTCGGATATCTTCTGAAGTATTTATTCGGACAATCTTCCAGCCCATATCCTTTAGTGTATACTCCTCGAAATGATACCGAAGGTCGTCAATGATATAGCCCTTGGTTGGATTCTTCATTGTTTGTGCTAACACAAGACGAGTCCAGAAGTTTGTATCAATGGTCTTTACTGCGTCGCCGAATCGCTGCAGGACTTCCCTGCCAGAAAGAATAAGGTTTTCATCCGCGCCGTAGGGAACAAAAGTGTAGGTCTTACTCTTCTCGATTGGCTTTCCCCAGTTCAGACCATCTGCTGCAAACTGCTTTAGCGCTCCGGCAAAAGAGATGACCTCGTAATCAGTTGCATCTGCAATGTCGCGAGCAAGAGTCGTTTTGCCTGATGTCATCAATCCAGTAATGGCAATGTTTTGCATTATCCATCTACCTTCTTGAAGAAGTTCTCAAGAGTCTGTCCCCAGTCACCCTTAAACTCAACTGCCTTGTCGTCAATATATGCAATAGCAGGAATCTTCTCGCAAGTAATCTTGTCAAAAGGGATTCCGTCGCGTGTAAGGATTTGCGAGATATAAGCAAACTGTTCCATCTCTGCCTCATTGCGATCCCAGCCCTCTGAACGGTACCAAGACGGTGATAGCCGACTGGTATAGATCGCAATCTTGAATCCCTCATTGCGTAGCGCCATCATTGCTGCGACTGCGCCTTGAAGCGGCTCTGGACCATCAAGAAGATATCCAAATGGATACAGCGTTCCATCAAAATCAACGCAAACCCAGCCCTCTGCCGATGGTGGATGACCTGCATCAATCGCCATATTGTCTCGCTCAGTCACCGCATTCTTCAACTCGTTCGACATCTTCTGCCTCCTCGCTCTTTTCTAGTTCATCACTTGTCCAAAGAGTCAACTGCTCCATCTGCTGTCTTCCCTCCAGTATGCAGACCTCGAAGGACAGCCGCCTCAATCGCAGCATCCAACTGGTTGATTGTTACCTTGACGCCGTTAGCAGAAAGGGTCTCTACCGCTAAGCGCATTGCAGACTCTTTCTTATTCTTGATAATGCCAGCAATGTGTCCCTGCTCAGCGGCATGAACCGCGTCTAGGGCAACTGCATGAAGGAACTCATAGTTCTTATCCCGAACATGAGCGCGAATAACACTGCTGATTCCCGCAACAACTGCCGTTACAAAGAATCCAATAATCGCTAGAACAATCGAACCAACTACTTCCGCCATTTTTGTCCTGCCTTCTCATGCTTGCGTCGATCATATGATTGACCGACTTTGATTTTCATCTCGTTGACCAAATCAACCATAAGGCTGCGGTCAATGGCTTCTCCACCAAAGACATCATCGATGTCAATCCGAGATTCTACTGTGAGCGTCTCTTCAAGATCTTGATAGTGATTTGCAATACGCATAATCAAGACTGGCTTTGCTGCCTCGACTGGCTGCAGTTTTAGTTCGTTTGTCCAGTCAATAATAATCATTGCAGCCTCTGCGAAGTTTTGTTGCTCAAACAACTCAGCAAATACTTTCGCCCCCTGAGGCGCAAACATACGCGCCTTAGTCCAGAGTGATGGGCGCTTTCCCAACTCCATGACGCGAACAACCATATTCTCAGGCATTTACCACCTCTTCTTCTGGCTCTGGTTCTCGTTGACCTAATGCGCTAAGGATTTCCCTAATAGTATCATTAGCCTCGTTGCCTTCCAACTCTGCTTCGATAGCGTCAAGGAACTGCACTGGGTAATGCCAGTCATCCCCAGCCTCTCGCGTCCACGAATCCCATTCGTATGCACAAGAAGCGATATAACCAGCCTCAATGTGCAATGGATCTAGTTTCATTTTTGCAGGAGCAACATTGACTCGCTCAACATCTCTAGGAACAATGCCAATGTCTTTTAGCCAATCAAAAATCGGCTGCGCCTGAGATATATATGTCTGCTTGCTCCTCAGCATTTCCCATGTAACAACCTGTTTCTGCCAATCAGATGTTTCCAAGATCTCCTCCATTCATCAAATGTTCCGCCATGTCTTTGCCCATTGTTGGGCGCATGCGGATTGCCTTCTCGCCAATGATCTGAATCGCCTGTACCGATCCATTGTCACCAGCATCATCTGCGTCCCACGCAATGTGTACGCGCTTCGCCCACAGGAAATCTAGATTCCAAAGTTCCCATTGGCTCTTGCTCACCATTGCACCTGGGACGCCTACTGCCGCAATGGTATCAAGTTTTCCCTGTGCCTTCAGGTGTGACCACACTGCCTGTGTATCGCTTTCGCCTTCGCATACAATGATCTCTGACTTTCCGCCAATATCATCGATGTTATAGATAGCCCTACGGCTACCTTTTTCTGAGGACTTCTGCCCGAAAAGATTTCGGTACTTGATCCCCACGCATTTATCCCCATCCCAATACGGCAAGGCAATCCTGCTGCCATCCCATCCCATTTGAAAATGGTTGAATACGGCAGGGGAAAGCCCCTTTGATGAAATGTAGGAAATGATTGCCTGTGGCTTTTCTTTTTGTGCTCGTTGATAAAGACTCTTGGCAAGTTCGGCAAAATCAGACTCTTCTTCAGAGATCTCTTCGCCAATGCCGCGTACCGAGCGAAGCGCTACCTCGCTTGAATCGTAGTGCTTCTCAAATACGCGCGCTAACTTGCCAGTCTTCCCACGCTCTCCACATGAAAAGCAAACCCATACCCCCGACTCCAAGTTAACCGACAACGATGGTCGTCGGTCTTCGTGAAGCGGGCAACGCACCATTGCGTTTTCGCTCCGTTCTGCAATCGGTCGTCCAACGATGCCTTCAATGACATCTGTTAGTGCATACCTCATTTCCCCTCCTTCTTTGCTTGGTTGCGGGTCTGACAGTACATGCCCACCAGACCCGCGTCAAGCCCCCTAGGATGGGTTTCTTAGAACGGGACTTCCTCGCTGCCAAAGATCTCCTTCGCCTTAGAAGCGAGATCGACTGGCTGCTCGGCTGGGGCAGATACCGCAGTGGTAGTGCCAGCAGCAGGGGTTGGGCGAGTGCGTGCACGCTGTGCACGGTACTCAGTGATGGTGTTGCGAGTCACGCCAGCCTGACTGGTACGGTGAATCGTTGCAACAACAATGCGCTTGCCAAGCAGTTCGTCAAACGACGAAAGCGTCAGCGCATCGCCGACCGCCTGATTAAGGCAGGCAGCAAAGAACTTGCGCGCCTTGGACGGACGCGGCTTCATGCCAACCTTGTTGATGTCAATGAAGTCAAAGAAGAGGCGATCATTTGCCTCTTTACCATCGACATCCACAGCAGGGCTGCCATCTGCAAACGATACAATGCCGAGGCGAACCTTGGCTACATCGCGAAGAGCCCCACCATTAAAGGTGTCAGGCTGCTTCTCAACATCAATCTGCTTGATTTCGACGAGATACTCGTCCTCAGGCAGAAGTGAATAGTTACCTCCGTTACCACGGCTTGCGAGTTCCTGCTCGCTAGGAATGTTAAATCCCATTATACCCTCCTAGGGCTTATAATGCCTTTACTAGATACTCCCTGTGAGTACCTAAACGCTTCTAGCGTGTTTGGCATGTCGACATCATAACGCTTGTCGAAACTTTCTCCAAATGCAGCACGAAGTTGGTGGTTTCTTGCCGAGATGCTACCTTATCAACCTAGCGAGAAGGAGGCACCATGGGACAGATTGGTTGGCGCGACCCAGCAACGGGTAAAGAAGCGCCGTTTGAAGAGTGGCTTAACGAGGCAAATGCCTACGGAGCGGCTCTGGATTTTCCATATGAGATTCTGCAAGGTCTTTACAAGGACATGACGCAGAAGAATCGCCCTGACGGTATTTCCGTCACGCAGATTCTTGGCTGTGCTCGCGCCGTGACCCTTGAGAAGCAGCATGAATATTATGCAGAGCCCACAAGCAACTTCATCATGTGGCGCGGCACGCTTGCACACAGCATGCTTGAGGCAAATAAGCCAGAGGATGCAGTGGTTGAGCGCCGTCTTTGGCGCGTCTATAAGGGCGTAACCATCAGCGGTCAGATTGACTCAGTCCGCGTGACGGGCGTTGAGAATGCAAAAGAGTTCCTAGCGGGCTGGCTGGATTGGTGCGACTTGGCATATGCTGCCGAGAACGAGAATCAGCCGATTCCAGAAGCGCCAAAGATTCCTGATGGGGCGCGGTTCTTGATTCGCGACTGGAAGACAAAGAATGAACTTCCTTCATATAACTATGCGGCACCAAGCCATCAGAAGCAGGGGAACCTATATCGTTGGCTTCTACGCATTGACCCGAAGATTACCGACATTGAGTTTGTGTACATCGCTATGGAGGGCGTCAAGTTGATCCCTCTCACGGACGGTGGCACGCATGCAAATGGTCGCGCAAAGCCACGACAGATCTGGACGGACGAGGAGGCAGATGCATTCCTTGACGACCGACTGCTGACGCTTGCGGCAACCAAAAATGCAAAGAAACCACTGCCGTATGCTATGGTTCCAACGGACGATCTTTGGCAATGCGGCTATTGCCGAGCAAAAGATCTGTGCCATTCGCTTGCGGCAAAAGAGGCTGAGGCTGAGTGGAAGAAAGGCAACTCTGTAGGGAAGATCCCACCGCGCGATCGCGCGAAGGAGAAGGGGAAGAGGAAATAATATGGAACTATACAATCAGGAAGCAGAGGCATTGGTGCTGGCAGGCATGCTTAAACACCCAGACGCATTCTGGAGTATCAATGAGGTCGCACTAAAGTCGGAAGACTTCCTTGGCAGCGAGAACCGTCGCGTCTTCAAGGCAATCGATGCGGTTGTATCCGAGCGTAAGCAGCCAGATATGCCACTGATCCTTGAGGAACTTCGCGTGAGCGATGCTGGAACGACGCATGAATATCTTGCACGACTATCAACGCTTGTGGTAAGCGTTCCTCAGGCGATTGAGTACGCACGCACAGTCAAGGGGCTTGCGGTCAGTCGCGAACTTGCGAGTGTTGGTGCAGGCATTATTGAGATTGCCCGCGAGCACCGAAGCGATACCGATGCTGCTATCAGTGAGGCTGAAACCATGCTCCGCAAGGTTCGGGATGCAATGCCAGCACCAGAGCGCAGCCCAGACCCTACAGACATCCTGCGGCGCATGCGCACAGCAGGACCATCGTCGGGCATTCCGTTGCGTTTCTCGCCCACGATTCAGACCTTGACTGGCGGACTTCATGCTGGGCACTTCTGGGTTGTTGGTGGCTTCTCTTCGACTGGCAAGAGTGCCGTCGCCTGCAATATTGTGCGCGATGTCATGCGAGAGCGTGGTCGCTGGGTGGGTATTATCTCAACAGAGATGACGCAGGAGCAGTATCTTGTCCGACTTTTATCCCTAATCTCTAATGTACCGCAACGCGCCATTCGTGATCGTCTTCCGACAGATTCCTTCGACTCTGCGCAGGCGCTAAAGGATGCAGAGGCAGAGATTGCCCGTGCGAACTTGCGTGTTTTTGACACGGTCTATCGCATGGCGGACATTCGGTTGCAGGCTCAGCGCATGAAGGAAACAACGGGGCTTGATGTCCTTCTGATTGACTTCTTGCAGAATGTCTCTGGCTCATCTGGCGATGAGGTTGGCGATGCTCGGGAAGTGGCGATTCAGAGTCAGTTGCTGGCAAAGGAACTGAACTGCACGGTCATTGCTTTCTCGCAGGTATCAAACGAAATGGCGCGATACCAGCAGGACGGCGGCGACAATAACTATTATTCATTCAAGGGTAGCGGTGCGATCCGAGATGCTGCTGATGTTGGCATCATGCTCAAGCGCGATCGCGTCAAGCAGAGCCCGATCCTTGACTTCCATATTGTCAAGAATCGACATGGTGAACTAAGCGTTGTTCCTACGCACCTTGATCTTCCGACTGGAAAGATCACGGAGATGGAAGCAGGAGAGGAGGACTAAATGGCACCAGGAAAAAAGAAGACGGCAACAAGTGATGCCAAGGGCGCTGGTTCGCGCTGGAGAATGCAGCACTGCTTCAAGTGCGGCGGATCCATTGAGAGCCTTGCAGAAAGCGCGCGTATCAAAACCATTATGTTTGATGGTCCGCGTGGGCATAGCCGTTTTGTATGGATTCATAAGCATGAGGTGGGCAAGTGACAGCAGATCAAGATAAACTAACGCAGTTGATGACAATCCTTGCAACAAGTCCAACAACTGCAGACCTTGACTACCTTGTTTCGCAATACACCTACATTGGCTATCTTGCGGCGCAGGCTGAGTCAGATGCTGAGATGGCAGAGGCTGAACGCAAGCATGCTGAGGCTACGACTGCGGCAGATATTCGCGATAAGGCGGCTGTATCTGGCGAAAAGGTCACAGAATCGTCGGTCAATGCGAAGGCACTTGTGCTAACATACGATCATAAGAAGGCTGAGATTCGCGCTTATGAGAAGGCTCGAAAGTTAAAGAATCTGCTATACTCAGTCGAGCAGGCAATAAATGCAATCAAGTTCCTTGGAAGGAACGGAGGATGACAATGGTTGCCGCAATCCTTTCACTTGCAATGGCGGCAGGAGGAGTGTGGACACCAGCAGAGGGCAATCCTTATGAGCATAAATACGGCACTGCAACATGGTATGGCGCTCATTGCTTGCATCATCAAACTTACCTTGGAAGAAGGAATACTTGTTCTCCATATTTAAGCAAGGCTAAGGGTGGTCGTGGCGGTGAACTAGTGATGTACGCAGCAGTTGCTCATTACAGGCTTTCTACCAATCATCCATATAAAGTAAGAGTTTGCCGAATCGGTTATAACAGATGTGTTGTTGTCATCGTAAGGGATTTTTGCCAAGGCGCAACAGATGCGGCAAAAAGACCATGGACAAGGAACTCTCGAATCATTGATTTGTCTCCAACTGCTTTCTCGCAACTTGCCAGTCTTGGCAGAGGCGTTATCTATGTAAGGATTGACTGGGACTATGGAAAAGTTGGAGATCGAAAAGGCGGGCGTTAGTATTGTTATTGATGTCAACAACACAACATATTGGGGGTAAACATTGCTCGTCGAAGAACTGCGTGAAGTCTGCGAAAACCTTGGTCGTTTTGCTGCGATTAGGGAGAAGGCACCAACGCCGACAGACCGCATCCTTATTCAGGCTGCGGCTGGTCGACTCAAGTTCATCGCTGGTGATGACAGCAGCACCCTTATCGTTGACGCCGCTGAGACCAAAGAAAACGGTTTGGCTATTGTCCCCGCTCGGCTGCTCCTGTCCGCAGCAAAGAGCCTCAAGGGGAAAGGGGAGGTCGACTTGACGGTCGGCAATACTGGAGTGCGCCTTCGCTTCGGCGCCGCCTCAGTCGATCTCCCTATCGTCGGTGATAATAAGGTTCCATCTGAATGGAATCGAGCGCCTAGCACCGTAGTTTCTTCTGCGCCATTTCCTGCTGGGTTCCTTGAGACTTTGGCAAAGGCTGTAGATGGCGTGGAGGAGAAGTTTGGCACTGGCAAGTATGCATACTTTGAGTATGCTGATCGCCTTGGATTTTATGCCCTGAAGCATACCCTTGCTGTTGACGCACGCCACGGTAATGCTCCACTGCATGCTGTTTTTGCATCGTTTTGCAAGTCAGTCAAGGGGATTGATAGCGCTGGTATCGCTACGCACCATGGCGAACGAATGACTAGCATCAAGGCTGGTAAATATCTTGCAATCCATCGTTCCGACTTGGATAACACGCCTCCGCTTTTGCCATCGGTAGATCAGTATTCAGCCAGTGTGGTTGTCGATCGGAAGCCGTTGCTTGAGAATCTAAAGATGTCGTCTAATGGCGATGAGTTTGGCAGGGTGCGATTGCTTGCCGAAAGCGAGACGCTTACGCTGTTCCCAAAGGCAAACGAAGGAGCCGCCATCCGCATGCCTGCGACAAGCGATGGGCGCGGATCCATCTGGCTTGCCGCCAGCCTACTTGAAGATGCCGTCAGGGGGCTCTCTGGAAAGAAGATTCGCCTTTCTTGGAACCACGATAAGACCACGCCAATCAAGATCTCCGATCTTGATGTAAGTTGGTCATATCACCTTGCACCTGTTATCCTATAGATATGGCAAACGCAACTGAAATCAAAGCGCTCTCATACACGACGAAGTACTTTCTTCGCCTGCTTGCTGAGCGCCACGCGATTCGCTCAGCCTTGAAGAATCACGGTGGCAGCATCATCCTTCAGGGATACAATCGCGTTGGTATTGACTTCTCGTATCCGTCAGCGATTGGAAACGATTTTCATCTTGACCTCCTTGAGGCAGAGGAAATGCTAACGGAGATGTCGACCGCCGATAGAGTGGCTCTTACAGGGTGGGCAGATAGCCTGAAGGCAGAGCAGGCTACTGATTTCACCACTGCAACCCCCGCTGCCTTACGGCAGCGACGCAGTCGAGCCGCCAAGAAAGCGGTAAAGAGGTTGAACGATGGCACGCCGCAAGGTAAAGCCGATGCCGCCAATGCCTGACCTCCAAGATTTGGAGGCAATGACAGAATGCCTGCTCACGCAGGCATCAAATGCGCAAGGAAAATCCTTGCGCGAAGTAGGTGTCCTCAGCGAGGAGCGACAGCGACGAGTGGTCTACCGAAGGGAGATCCCTATGTCTCGGTTGTTCAGGCGTAAGGATGCAGAGGAGTAGAGTGATGCCAAATGGCAATCATTTCTGGGCTAAGGACGAGGACAAGGCTGTCTCCGTTCTTGGATGGTCGGACTTCAAGGTTCGATATCCCGACATCTCCTACGATGCCTATCGGCAGCGTAAGGGGAAGTTGCAGCGAGACGGGAATCTCGAGGCACAGGCTGTGAAGGCTCTCAAGAGCCAGACGCTAAAGCCAGCGAAACTCCCAAAGACCAAGAAGAACGCTGCGACTGGGGCTGATTATCTCGGCTTCACGATTGGTTTCTTCGATATCGAGACGACCTTCTCGACGCAGCCACGCGTCCTTTATGCCGCCGTCACTGACGAGTGGGGTAAGGTCGAGCGATTCAGCCGTGACATGTTCCCTGGCACGAATCGTCTTCTCGATGACAAGGAGTTGGTGGAAGCGTATATTGATCGCCTAAACCAGTTCGACATCCTTGTCTCATGGAACGGCAAGTTGTTTGATATTCCCGTGCTTAATGGGCGTACAGCATTCCACGGCTCAAGCAAGCGTCTTGATCCTTGGATGCACATCGACTTGATGTATCAGGCGAGCGGCTCATCCATGCGGATTGGTCGTCGCTCACTTGAGTCCGTGAGCAAGTACTTTGGCACTGCAGCCAAGAAGACCCCACTTGATGTGGTCACTTGGGACAGGGCTGTCTCTGGCGACAATACCGCCTACGACCTCATCGCAGAACACTGCGATGCGGATGTCGAGGTTCTTCGCCAGACCTTTGGTCACCTCAAGCGTAGCATTCGCAGCATCCACCGATGAGCGAGGCGTCCGAGATCAAGCGCAGGTTGCGCCGATCAAAGGACGCGGAGCGGCGAATGGGCAAATGGCTACTCGCCTATGATGGTCCCGATCCTCGGATGCGTCCGGGGATGGGGACTGTCAGCAGTACTGGGCGCGTGGGTCACATTACCGCTCTGCGTTTTGATACGCTGAGCCGAACCTATGCTGGTGAATCAAAGCAAGTAATCGTTCCTGCGAAGTTGTGGAAGTGGTGGATCCTCATCAATGAGGTGTCCTTTCAGAACGGGAAGAAGCCGCTGATTCGCATTGAGCCGACGAATGCATCGCCGACACATGTAAATGGCAAACTGATTCCTTATCTCCACATCATCACGGAGGAGCGCCATCGCGAACTGCTTGAAGCAGAGCGTCGCTTGCTCGACATTGAGGGCGAACAGCCCCAGCAAGATGTTGAAATAAAAGCGTACACGAAGCAACAGCAGTTAGCGCGAAAGCGCAAGTAAGAAAAAAGGGGCTGAGCCACCAAGCGGCTCAGCCCCTTTACTTATGCGATAGCGACAAGGCGTGGCTTATCAGGTACCGCCCTTGGATCTACACTGGCTGCCTCTACGAGGTCTGCCAAGTCCAGCGTCACATATACCTGCGTGGTATCTGCTCGAGAGTGCCCAAGCAACTTAGATACTTGAAGCACCCCAGCGCCATTGCGGATTAGCCGCGTGGCATAGTGATGCCGCAAGGCGTGAGCATGCATCCCATGAATGCCCGCCCACTCAGCGCACTTGTATACTGCGTGCTGCACCTGACGAACCGTGAGCATCTCGCCATTGGTATCAGGCAACGCCCAGACTGAACTCATCTCCTTGCTTCCCGCGTCGCTCCAATAGCGCTGCAAGGCATAGATTGATTCACTGGTTGCTGGCACAAGGCGCTCTTTCACGCCCTTGCCCACCACGCGCAGGATCGTCCCGTAGTCCGTCTTCTCAATCGCATCCTTGCGAAGCATACGCACCTCGCTGGCTCGCAGCCCGTTGAGCAGCAACGCGATCACTGCCGCATAGCGAGCGGGCGCATCTTCGCGAAGAGACGCTGCGACAAGCGCCTCAATATCCGCATCTGCGGGAACCTTTGGCGTTAGATTCTTGACCTTCTTTGGCGCCTCAATGCCGTCAAACGGATTGGACGCCACAATGCCTGCGGATTGCAGCCAGCGATAGAACACGCGAACCGTATGGAACGCGCGGGCGGCTGTCGCAGAGGCATACTTGCCGCTAAGATAGTCGCGATACGCCACCGCAATCTGCGGGCTCAACTGCTTCTCATCCAGCCACGACTGCCATCGCGCAAGATCCTGAGCATACGAACGGCGCGTCTCGCTTGACTGCCGCTGGCTAACGAATAGGCTGACTGCTGCGTTCATGTCCATGTTGCACCCTCCTATATACCCGTTTTGTGAGCCACTCAGACTCACCCGATCGGGGTTGCCCCCGAGTGTACTAGATACCTTCCTGCGCGTCAAGCAGGTCTGCCGCTACGGTGAAAACCTTGGCGAACTGACGAGCCTCGCCTGCCGTCAAGAGCAGTGCAAGACCAGCCTCCGAATGCTCTCGGCTTGGATATGAAAGCGCAAACTGCACATGTACGCGACCATTATCATCGGATACCTCAGCCCCATGGAAGAAGATATTCTCTTCCACGATTGTGCCGTCAATGTCCTTACTCCACGCGCTGCCGAACCCCATAACCTCTGCGACTGCGTTCATGAAATCCTCAATCTTGAACTCGCTGTTTGCCATCCTGAATCTCCTTCTCTAACTCTGCGATGAGGCGACGGACAATCTCCGCCGCCTCTCGCTTGCCTTTGCACTTCCTGCACTCCGAGCCTTCGCTCGGACGGAAGCATGTGTTGCAGCGACTACGCTGCCTTGGCAACTGCATCCTCCCGTCCGAGGATGTAGTCAGCCGCCTTCTGCGCCTTGCTTGCTGCGGAGATCACGGCACGGGTGTCGTCCTTGATCGCTCGCTTCCAGCCAGCAATATATGCTGCAGCGTTCTCAATCACCGACGGCGAGATGCCAGTCTCTCCGCAGAGGAACGCCGAAGCAAACTCAGCAATCAACTCTTCCTGAGCGTAGATGTCGCTACCGAATGGCGCCGCTTCATCAACGCTCTTGCGAGCGAGGCGAGACGAATGCCCAGTGCTATGCGCCATCTCGTGGAAGAGCGTCGCATAATACCCATTTGCGCTCTCAAAGGTATCCTTGCTTGGCATGTGAATACTATCCTGCGAGGGGACATAATACGCCTTGGCTCCACCATTATCGCTAATGTCTGGGCGCTTTGGCATAGATGAAATCACACGCTCTGCAGCCTCAATCGGCGAGAACTCGCTCTTGCCTACCGTAGGCAGCGGAGGGAACTCAATGCCCTTGATCTGCGACTGATTGAACACCTTGTAGTAGCGAATCACAGGGATGCTCTTGACGGTTTTTTCGCCGCCTGCATTCTCGTCTTCAACCTCGTAGCGCGACCAGAACACAATAGGCGTACCTTCTGCGCCTGCCACAATCGTGCCGCCAGCCTCGTTGACCTGCTTGTAGGTTGCCCAATACGGGCTACCATGACCCTGCAGCATGAGCAACCACACATTGATGCCACGATACGGCACGCCCTTCATGTTGCGTGGCGTCATCTGCTCCGCGTTCCACGGCTTGCGCCATGGCACGACGCCTTTGTCCAGTGCATTGGTGATGCTTTCGGCGATCACCTCGTAAACCTTGTTGCTCATCTGAGCACCTCCTTCTCTTGCGTAGGTAAGCACCTACTCATACATATTAGCACCCCAACTCCAACCCTGTCAAACCGCATGGCAAAACACCGCGTCGCTACTTTTGCAGCGGAGGCGTTTGATTGAAGAAATATAACGCGCGCGAGTGCATGCGTTATGCGTGGTGCGGGAAGTGCCCGCGCACCACGCGATCCGCCCCCGCGAGGGGGCGAGTGCCTACCTAGGCACGGAGAAGCGATACGCTACACGAGAGCGCTTGGTGTGGGCAGACTCACAATCGCGGCAAACATATCCGCCCTTTTCGTGCGGCACAAGTTCGCCATGTCGCGTGTTGTTCGGACATCGCGGCTCATCTGGTTGCTCCGCCCACTCAGTTTTCTTGCCACTCATGCTACGCCTCTTCTTGGCTGAAAGCCAGATAGATTGCGGCTCGCATGCCATCAATCTCGTTGGCTACCGATTGCGGGCTCCAATGCTCAAATGCCTCCCATGGCACAATCGGATCGGGAAACGCAAAACTGTCATTGCCTGCGGCTTCCAATGCGCTGATTGCCTGCTCATAGGTTAGGTCTCCCCAATCCGTGAGCGCAAAGCCGAGCGCTAACTGCTCAGACCGTCGCTGAACCTGTTCGTTCGTTAGGATCGTCATGATTGCACCTCCTTGAGAAGAGCATACTTATGCTCGTCCATATACTTTTCTGCATCCTCATAGGATGCATTGCCGTCTTGGTACTCTTCCCACCAGATTGCCAAGGCGCAATCCTTGCAATCGTGCGAGATAAGTCCGTAGGACTTAGGGTTGCCATCTTCAACACCGCACTTATGAATCGCATCAAGATACTTGTTGCGATTGCTGCCGATGTTAGCCGAAGGCTCTCCCTCGTAGAGCCAGAGGTCATAGTAATAGCACTGCTCAAACACTGGGCGCTCGTTCTTGATTGCATCCTCCATCGTAAGATGGTACGAGTATACAATCCCCTGATAGTTGCGCTCAAACAACACATTGTAGTTGTTTGACCAGTAGTCCGACTCATCCTCATCCACGGTTGTCGCAAGCACCGAAATCGTAATATCGCCCCGTGGCGACTCATCGTGGATATTCTTCCATTCGCCTGCCATAACACACCTCCTATGCTTACTCATGCAAATGCATGATACCTACATATTAGCAGCCTGCTTTGCTGCTGTCAAATCGTTCGGCTCGCCGCCAAACATCATCTGCTCAAGGAGTTCGTTGCCGAACTCCACCATCTTGTTGCGAAACTTTATGGAATGCTGCGCAAGAAACGCGTTCGCTTCTTCGCGGCTGATCTCATAGCCTGCCTCGTATGCAAGTTCCTGCACATCATGGGCTGTGAAGCCCATGACCTGCACGCTGTTCTGTCCGTCCAATGTGAGCCTGTTCACTCGCCCTCCTTGACCACAATCGTATTGCTGTCAACTGACTTTTTTTCGTCAACCTCGCCAAGGGATATCGCTTCTGCGTACCCATGACCAGCGGGTTCGTCGCCGAGCACCTCAATGCCAAGGGCACGAAGATCTTCCTCCCCAGAAGGGGAGAAAAACAACTCCGAATCCGTGGTCATGAGGCGCCCCTCTGCATCGCTTTCGTCATCCGCCCAAACGAGCAGATGCTTGACAACCATTGTGTGATACTTCACAAGGAAGCGTTTTTGATTGATATCCGCCGACATTCCTATTCCTCCTCGTATCCGTCAAACCATGCCCCATACTTTTCAGTATGGGCTTTTCCTGCTTCGCTCGTTGTCGTGCTGCTGCTCGTGTCTGGGTCGCTGCACCAGCGCTGAACCTCCTCCAGCGTCTTGCCAGCAACAATCACCTTGCGAGGGTGATCCTCAAAGTACATTCGCACAACCCTATAGGTTGTTCCCATGTCTGGCTCCTTCCATGCGTTGTAGCACTCTTCACAAACGATGCCACACTCCTGATGGAGTGTTTCAGCCCACTCATTGCCGCACTTCTGGCACGGCGTGTAGTCTGCGTCTTCTGGGTTAGCCATGTTGCACCTCCTGCTTACTTTTCGTCGCTGTCTTCGTCGCCATGGTCGCCATCAAAGATGACTTCCAACTTGACGATACGACCATCATGATTGTAAGTTGCGAAGACGGGGTAAACCCCGTCGCCGTACCCACTGCTTACCGCAACGGCATCAGCATTACCCAACTCACCTGCGCTATTGTCCGATAGCGTTGCGGCGCAAGCGCCGCTGTACGAGTATTCGTACTTGCCATTCGCCTTTTGCGCCTCTACCTTTGCGTCGTCAAAGTCGTGATCTGTGAACTTGTCTAGGTAGCAAGGGTCTCCGACCATGACCATACCTGCATCAACTCCAACGCTACCAACCCGATAGCGACCATTCTTCCGATCCATGTTGCACCTCCTACTTGGCGAGAGATTGTCCCTCGCATACCTATATGATACAGTCTGCCAAAAACCTTGTCAAGCAAAACGCCGACTAGTCGGCGTCCCATGTTAGCACATCGTTATGCGCGCCAATGGACATCTCGCTCTCAAAGGTCTGAAGGTCAACGGGTTCAATCTCCTTGATTGTTTCGTTGCACTCATAGCAATAAATACCAATGATCTCTACGAGATCTTCGCTCATGCCTTCTGGCTCTTCAAGCCAGAACTTTTCCTTGTCATATGAGGTTGTCGTTAGGTTGACAATCGCTTTGGCTGTCAAGCCAACGCCAATGTTCCTGTTGCAACCAATATGCTTATACATGCTTACTCCTCCTCGCTTGCGTCTGCGAATGCTTCCAAGTGCAGCGAATGAATGAGCACCCATGCAGGAACCTGCGTCCCATACTTTCGGTGCTCAACGCCTTCTGGCATCGCTACCATCTTGTCCGACTCGCCACTTTGCGCAAGCGCAATGGCTGCCTTTGCTGGCTCAATCATTCCGAGCGGAATAGGCGGGTAGCAGTTGCTCGTGAAATGCCACTGCAACTGAACATCCAAATCCAATCCACTATCGGCTATGCCGATTGCCGTTGCGTACCCCATGTTGCACCTCCTACTTTTGTTTTCCAAACAATGGTGGCGGAAGGGGCTGAACTTTCGTATGCACCCTTCCGCCACGATCCGAGCAACGCATCGCCACCCGTCGGTAGCGATACGCCGCTCGTTGGCTGCTCGGTTGTCATGCCCGTCGGCTACAACCGAACCACCTACAACTCCCAGACTTACAGCGTCTGTCCTAGTTGCCATCGCTCTGCCATGCCTCTCTTCCGCACTTAGGGCTGCGGATCGCTCGCTCGTCCAATCTCACCCCGTGCTCAGTCCAACAGCAGTCCTAGGAACCTGTTGGTACCGAGCCGATCCGAGACAGCCGATGAAGCCGTCTCGTGTATATACATGATAACCTGCCGTTTTTCGGCTTGTCAACCCCCCTTGTGGGGGATTGGTTTTCATGCCGCCAATGTTGCATCAACCACTTGCTGAACGCGTAGCGTCGCTGCGTCCAATACCTGACTAGCGCGGCGCATCATGATGGTGATAAGTTCGCCATCCCGAATGATGCCGACAACCATGTCTCCGTTAGAAACGGAGCGCTTGCCATTGTTGCGTCGCTTCTCCAGTCGGAGAAGCACGGCTGCCACTCCATCTCCCTTCCTTACGGAAGGGGCGATCTGAGCAGCATGACTGATAGCCTGCTGCTGCTCTGCAGCAGATAGACGCTCAGCGAGTCGTTGACGAGCGTGTGCCCTTACGATCATGTCGCACCTCCTTGTTGCGATCGGCTCGTAGCCGATCAATATCGTGCCATACCTTCTGATAGAAGGTGTCCATCGGATTGTTGCGGCGACGGCGCTTGGCATCTCGCGCCGCCGCTCGCTGCTCCCATCGCTCACCCATAGACGAGTTCACCGAACACTGCCATCTGAACGATGGCATCGGCGCCGTAGGCATCAGTGTCAATCTCGCCATCCCGAATGTTGATAAGGTGCCCATGGTTCTCAAGAACCATGCAAACTCCTCGCTCAATCGCTTCCCTTGTAAGAGGGAACCAAGTATTCGGTTTGCGTTCAGGATCAGTAAGATCCTCATCCTCGCGAATCTCAACAAAGACAAAGTCTTTGGGGAGACCCTTGACACGCTCCGCCTTGTACGATCCATACTCGTCGTCGTACGACTTTTCGGGGTCTGGTTCATACCAAGTCGTCCACTTGTAGCCGCGCACTTCGCCCCAGTAGTTCGTACCACCCTCAACGGCGGTATGAATAATGCCTGCAACATCCTCGTTGCTTAGCGATACCTTCAGAACCTTCATGTTTGCACCTCCCGATCTGCCAAGGGGACTTCCCTCGCCTATATACATGATAGCATCTCAAAAAACTGGTTGTCAACCCCCTTTAGGGGGATTGGGCTGCGTCGCTTTTCTTACGCGTCGCTAACCTATGCCGTCATGCTAGTTGGTTTTCCAACTTTTTCCCGCGCGTATATGTGCGCGAGCGAGCGCGTGCGTATACGCGCGCCCATGTGTATATGTGCGTATGCATATACATACACCATGTGCGATTGCACACGCTCCTACCCTCACATAGAGGGCAGGGGTGTGAGCAAAGCGCTACTCCCCAACGGGGAGTAGGTCATCGCCGCACCACTTGTCAAGGTTGTAAACCTTGCCATCAGCGGTGTGCATTGTTCCCATTGCGCAACGATCCCCTACGACTTCGTCGTAGTAGATAACACCAACCATAAAACTACCATCAGGGTAGTTTTGTCGGAAGTGTTCGCCGTTGAGAAGCGTCTCAACGGCGGCTGATGGCGGCAAAAAGAACCCAACAAAAGCAGCCATAATCATCAGAATGATGATAGCGATCCGATTCATGCTTGCACCTCCTTGTTTTTGATGTTGTCGGCGACTTTGTCGCCGTACACAATACGGGTAAGAATATCCCGATCTATAGGATCGGGAGTTGCCATAATCATCATCCCGCCGAAGATCATGGCACATTCCTTATGGAATGGGGTGAACAACAGCATGAAGACACGATCCTTACGGATCGTTTTATTGCAACGATGGCACAAAACCTTGCTCATGCAACCTCCTTTACCCATTGGGTAAACACTTCCTCATTGCCTTCTTCTACGAAGAAGGACACGCCAACCGAGAACACATTGCTCGTAGGATCGGAGATGATGGCAATCTTGCAAGGCAAGAAACCCTCCTCTTGTGCATCCTTGATCTTGCTTGCAAGATCAGTAGCAGGAGTCGGCATGCCAGCAAGGGCAACGCCATCCTCAACTTCCGTCCAACCCTTTAGGGTTGTGCAGTAGTGTCCTCGCCAACCATCGGTACGATGGTATTCGCGAACCACATTCTCGCTATTCACGAAGTCGCCAAACTCCGCGTCCATCGCCACATAATCCCCGATAAGCGTACGGGACTCCGTCCCGTCCTGCTCAATCGTCGTGATCACTGAACCATGTTCAGTGTCGGAGCAATAGCAGGAGTAGCAGAGCCAACCTTCTTGACGATTGGCATACTGCCAATCCGTGCTAGAGGTGTCGCACTCATGCTCATTGCATGAGATACAAGTTGCGCCGTCTACCTTACACCCTTCAGGGTGTAGAACTTCAGTGTCCGTCATGTTGTACCTCCTTGCCCCGAAGGGGCATTGCTAGATTGCTTCCGCCAACTTCTCAACCGAGTACCATCCCTTGTCTACGACATAGGTGTGGCGCTGCTCAAAGTCTGCCTGATCCTCTTCGGCATCCCGAAGGGTGCCGATACCCCTTTCGTGAACCCACTCAAGGAATCGCTTCTCAAACTCTTTACGAGTTTGCTGCGTCGCATTCGTATAGAGCCCAATGTGGCGGCGAACATCTGACTCCGTCAGATAAGTCCGAACCCATTTGTCATCAACAAAGCGAGTCCCAACTCCGTTGTCCAACACCGCGAGAAGCGACAATCGGTAGACCCATTCATCCACATTACCTTCGGTAATGTTGTTGAGCCCGATTATCATCGTCTGCCAGATGAGCGCATCCGTTTCCCAACGCATAGTCTCAACCTGCTTGCCGTCATCTCCGATGACGGGGTTGCCCTTGCTGTCAAACTTAGGCTCCCAGCAGACTCCGTCTGCTACCTTTGCAACATTCCAGTTGAGCGACATGAGCGACCTCCTTGCCCTTTAGGGCACTTACCGATCTCCGCCGTTTGCCGTCGGCGGCTTGACGATTTCCAAGGTACGGCAACCCTTCCCGCTTGTCAAGACGACCTATACTTCGTATAGGTAAAACCCGTAGGGTTTTAGTCTTGACAAGTGTGCGCTCATATGGACAAGCGCTCGTAGCACCATTCGCATTCGTAGCGATTGGCGACCCACATAACTTTGTTATGTGGAAAGTCTTCGTGGCAAGCGGCACAAGTTGCCATAGGCAACTTCTCTGCTTGGAGGTTATCAATCTCCTTACGGAGATTGGCGATCACCTCACGAAGCCATTTGACTTCATCACGAAGAGCCTGCATCGCTTCCTTGTCTACGACAAGGGTATGCATTTCCATGAACTTATTGATTTGCTCCTGCGTATAACCTACCTGACTGTGATCGTTTTTCTGCATGTTTCTCCTTCCCAATCCCTTTAGGGATTGCTTCCGATCCGCGTCGCTACTAGCACTGCCCCTACTAAAAAAACTTTGTTTTTTTGGAGAGGTTTTTACGCGCGTATGTACGCGTGTGTGCGTGCGTGCGCGCCCGCACGCGTGTATGTGTGTGCGCCTGCATATCTGCAGGAGTGTGTGCATACGGCTAGGTGTATGCACACACCTCTACATATATGTGCTCACCCCGCCCTCCGAAGAGGGCGGGGCTTTGGTAATCCCTTTGGGATTAGCGGGGCAAGAAGATTTCTGACTTCCTACGGAAGTCATAGATCGCTTCCTGCTTTCGCTCATACCCTAGGTTGATGGCGTCTCGTCCCGAAGGGACGATCTGCACTGGGTCAATGTGGATCCATCCATCATTCACCCAAAAGCCAACTGCGTTGGCTTCGTCAAGAATCGTGCCGCCTAGATGAATAATATCCTTGATATTATTCACAAGCGCTCCAAGTTGCTCTGCAGTTGCTGTAGCAACTGGTACCCGAAAGTATGTGCCAGTCGCAACGCCAACGGCGTAGCCGTTTTCTGCAGTGTATGGCGAACTATTCTCAAGGAGAATAGTTGCACCGCCGTTTGCAAGAACATAATCCCGAAGGGATTCCGCCATGTTTACACCTCCTGCTTGCCCCTCCCCCGAAGGGGAGGGGCGATTGTATCTGATCCCAAAGGGATCAGGCATACTGGTTGCACTTGTTGCACAATACCTTATAGGTATTGGTCTCATCCTCCTCGTACTCATGCAGATCCTCATTAGGATCTGCAACGGCGAGGCGCTGAATCTGGCGAAGGCGGCGAATCGCATCCTTCATGAGCATATGTGATGCAGTAAACTGCATCACAAGACCACGGATTGCCCAAGGGCAATCGGCGGAACGCTCAATCTGCCAACCGCAAGTAGTCTTATAGACTACTGCGGCGATTACCCCATCAGTGTCAAGGGCAATCGCATTTGCCCCGTAGGGGGCAATAGTTGCGGCGAGAACCGCTGCCTCATATGTGGTTGCAACCAGAGTGTGCTGCTTGACGAGTGTTCGTGCTGTCCTAGCCATTGCGAGACCTCCGATCCGATGCGGCGATTTGGCGCCGCTTCCTCAACAACAATCCCAGAGCCTTCCTCGCGTGTCAATACGACCCTTACGAAGTAAGGGTAAATACCGAAGGTATTTAGTATTGACACGCCGTGTGATGCGCGTATGCGTCGCATGCGTATAAATACGCGCGTAGTAAAATCTCTTTTTCTTACTGAAAAAAGAGATTCTGAACGCTGCTCACATCATGGCGTCCCTTCGCATTATGCACATATAAAATATTTTTCTACGAAAAATATTCAGCCTTTCCACGCGCGCATATGTACACATATACGCGCACATGTATACGCGTATACGCGCACATGTACACGCGCACACACTTACGCGCTACGCGCTTGCGCATCATGAGGCGCGCAAAACTTTTGCGCCCCCGAGCGCGCACGCAAACGAGCCTAGACCGAAGTTATTTTACGAGGTGTTTACACCGAAGTAAAAGAACGAGGGATAGGCTCGTTTGGAAAAGGGGGAGCCATGGCAGCCCAAAAAGGGGGGTCGGCAGCCTCAAATCGCCGCAAATCCCTATTATCGTGGCAATCTACGATTGCCACGAGAATAGAAAACATCCCTTTACTCCTCTTGGAGTAAAGGGATGACATCGCTATACCCTTTAGGGTATAGCGATGAAGTCGCTTTTTCTTCGCAAAGAAAAAGCGGTCGGATACTCGCGCGCGTGCCTGCGTTGCGAAGTCGCAAAATCCGTAGGATTTTGCTCTCTTCAGCCCTGCGCGCTGTAAAACTCTGCGGAGTTTTACGAGCCGTAGCCCTGCGCTCGCGCGTTAGGCGCGCGCGTACATGCGTATATATGTGCACGGGCGCGTCGCTAGGTGTGTTCGCTGGCGCGTCTAAGTAGCGCGCGTTATTTCCTTTTACGCGCGTGCGCGCGTATACACCTGCGCGCGTTAGTTGATTTCCGCGTGGCTACTCAAAAACTGGGCGCCGTTTACTGCGCGCTGTTTTTGGAGCGCGGTTCATTTATCCGCGTGCGCGGGCGCGTTGAGCGCGCGACAATGAAAAGCGAGCATAAACGCGGTTTTTTCTCCCCGAAGGGGAGAACCCTACCCAAAGCCCAAACACCGCTTAGCGTGTCGGAAAACCCCCTTTCAGGGGGTTTTAGCAGCCCTTGCCGACCGCTTCGGAGATTCCCCTAAGGGGAATCCAAAACCACGCCGTCGGCATTGGCAGCGCTTCGGATGGCTTCACAAAACCCTGTGCGACTTAGTCCCGCGCCGTTTTTAGGGTGCGGATTTCAGTCTTCGCGCCTGCTTCGGTGCCTCTGCGCGCGACAAGGAAAAACACGCGTAAAAACCTCGCGCGTTTGATCTCCGCGCGAAGGTTTAGCCTAGCCGCGTCGCTGGTAGTCAGTCAGGTGCGTAAAGAAGACTTTCACTAAAGTGAAAGTCTTCAGATCCGCCTAAGCACGGGTGTTCTTTTTTACGCGTGCAGGGGCGCGTGTATGCGCCCGCGACAATGAAAAGCGCGCCCGCTGCGCGGCAATGAAAAGCGCCCGCGCTACGCGGCAAGGAATATATATTCCTTGAGGCGCGTGCGTATATGTGCCTGCGGGCGCCTCAAGGATAACTATCCTTGAGGCGCGTATACGCGCGTGTTTTATTCCCGAAGGGAATAAAAAAACCCCCTGATCCCCGAAGGGATCAGGGGGCGGATCCCCGAAGGGGATCAGGCTAGGCGAGCCATGACGACGGCTTCGGGGATCAAGCACAAGCCGAAGCCATCGCCAGTAAAGAGCACGGCGATGGCTTCACGATACCGAGCATTGCTCATGATCTCCTTCGGAGATCCATCAACCCAAGAGGTCTCATAGGCTTCGGAGAAGCCGATCCGAGCGGCAAGCCGCTCCGCGAGACCTTCGGTCTCGTTCAGGTCGCCGTCATCGCTTGCCGAGCCGAAAAAGACCCGTAGGGTCTTAGTGCTCATCTTCGCTTCGGTCATGTTGCCCTCCTTCCCCCTTCGGGGGACTTGTGCTCCGCCGTCATCGGCGTTGCTTTTGCAAGCATCCCACGGCGGATTTTGGTTTGTCAACCCCCTTTAGGGGGTTGTTTTGCCTTCGCGCGGCGCACGGAGACTGCGGGCGTTGCTCCCTGCGGTCTCCATGCCCCTGCAGGATTCATTGACGCGCCCCTAGGCATACACGCCCGCAGGTTTTCCTTGACGCGCGCGCATGCCTACCCCTGCACGCGCAGAAATGAAAATCACGCGCCTGCGTGTAAAAACCACGCGCAGATCAATCCTGCGCGGTTTTCCTGCGCCTGCGGTTTTCCTTCTACGCGTGCGCGTGCATGCCCGTGGGCGCGTCAATGAACCGCACGGGCGCATGTTTTCCTTGCCGCGCATAGGCGCATACCCGCACGCGTGCCAAGGAATCCCGTGCGGGCAACTTCCTTGCCGCGCGCCTAGGCGTAAAACCCCGCGCAGATCAACCGCGCAGGGTTTTCTACGCGTGCGCATGTACGCGTGTTATTTATCCATTTCCGCGCGCTGGGCGCCTACGCGCGTGTTTACTATTCTCCGCGCGCGCCTACGCCCATACGCGCGTCAAAGAACCCTGCGCGCGTGTTTTTCCTTGCCGCGCCTGCGGGGGTGTACGCGCCCGCGTCAATGAACCACGCCCGCCTGATTTCCTTTTCGCGCGTGCCTAGGCGCCTACGCCCGCGTCAAAGAATCCCTGCGCGCCTAGGCGTAAAAACCCTGCGCGACAACGGGCGCCGTTTTCCGTGCGCGTGTTATTTATCCTTGACCGCGCGCAAGGCGCCTACCCCTACGCCCGCGACAAGGAAACGCGCCCCTACCCGCGACGAGGAAACCCCATGCCTGCGCGCGCGACAAGGAACCCCATGCGCCCCTACCCGCGACGAGGTAAACCACGCGTACCCTCGCGTGCGCGACAAGGTAAGTCGCACGCCTTGAGCGCGCGACAAGGTATTCCCGCATGCACCCCTAGGCGCTACGCTCGCGCGGTTTGTATCCCTTCGGGATACCTTGAGGCGCCTACCTAGGCGCGTAGTTTCCTGCGCGATTACCGCACGCGTAAAACTACCGTGCTCGCTCCGCGCGCACCTGCCTTCGTGCGCGTCATGGTATTTAGCGCGCGCTCCTGCACGCGTTGTAAGGGTCGGCGTAGGTAAGCCGTGATCCCTTCGTGCTTGGTTAGCCCCCCTTTGGGGGGCTCCAAACCACCCCATTTATTAGTGCGCTGGTGACTAAACAAAATACATGTCGTTTTAAAAGTCGAGGGGATATTGATTATTTTTGTATTATTTTTGTATTTACGACCTAGGGTTATAATGCCCTCAGAAGCCCCTAGGAAGCCCTAGGAGAGGCGTTTATTGGCTTATAGTGTCTAAGTACTACTAAGCATATGAGCCCTTCTAATAGCAATAAGAGGATAAGGGTGATAGGTAGGGATAAGGAGATAAAGGATATAAGCGCTATACGCGTTATACATACTAATACCTATACTATGTTATATATATTATATATACTATACTGGTATAGGGGTATAGAGCGTACAAGGCATTATGCGTGATAATGGATCATTTTAGATCAGTCTCTTCGCCCGGCAGGATTTGGAGATATGAAAAAGAGCGTATATACTACCTATCCACTCAAAACCCCTATAGCAGAAAGGAACCAGCACAGATGCCTGTCTCACTCAATGCCCAGCGAACTAAGGTCTTCCTCGACCGTTATGCCAAGAAGGGTCCTGACGGACAGCCCGTCGAGTCGACCCCTGAAGAAATGTGGGACCGTGTCGCTGCCGAGATCGGCGAAGACTCCCTCCAGTCCTCACGCTTCCGTGCCATCCTCGAGAACTTTAAGTTCGTCCCTGGTGGGCGTATCCTTGCTGGCGCTGGCGCTAACTCAGAAGTTACTTACTACAACTGCTATGTGATCCCTGTCGAGACGCGATCCCATCGAGAGGCGCGCAAGAACGATAAAGTAACAATCGAGAAGGGGCGCGATAGCCGCGAGGCGATCTTTGATACTATCGGCGTGATGGTGGACATTATGTCCCGTGGCGGTGGTGTCGGCATCAACTGGTCGGTGCTTCGTCCGAAGGGTGCATACCTGAAGCGCATCAATGGTACTTCGTCTGGTCCTATCGGCTGGATGGATGTGGCGTCGAAGGCGGTCGGTGAGGTGGAGCAGGGCGGTTCGCGCCGTGGTGCTGCCATGTTCATGATTGACGACTGGCACCCAAATGTCATCGACTTCATTGAGGCAAAGCGCGACCTGACTAAGATCACCAACGCCAATGTGTCGGTTGCGGTCTCTGACCACTTCATGGCGCAGGTCAAGTCTGACGGCAAGTGGGATCTTTGTTTCCCAGATACGGCTCACCCAGCCTATGATGAGGAGTGGGACGGCGATATTGCCAAGTGGCGTGCGAACGGCTATCCCGTCAAGGTCTATGCAACTGTCAAGGCGCGTGAGATCTGGCGCAAGATTGCTGAGGCAGCATGGGACAATGGCGAGCCGGGGATTGTCTTCCTTGACCGCTACAACAAGGAATCCACTGGCGCAGCGGTTGAGCGCATCATTTGCGTGAACCCGTGCGGCGAGCAGGGTCTTGGCGCCTACTCTGTCTGCAACCTTGGTGCGATGAACCTTGCGGCATATGTTCGTCATAGCGCTGAGGGCTCAGTCTTTGACTGGAATAACTTCTCGCAAGATATCGGCACAGCAGTGGAGTTCCTCGACAAGGTGGTCGACAAGAACTACTACTTCCTTCCAGACAATGAGGACATTCAGAAGAAACTGCGCCGAATCGGGCTTGGCGTCATGGGCTTGGCTGACGCCATGATTTCCCTTGGCATTCGCTATGGCTCATCTGAGGCTGTGACCTTTACGAGTCGCGTTTTTCAACTGATGAAGATTGAGGCGATTTCCAAGTCGGCAAAACTGGCTGGTCAACTGGGTGCTGCTCCAGCATGGAAGAACAATATGCTGCAGCGACCATACCTGAGCGAACTACCATATAAGATCCATCGCGAGATTGTGGAGAGCGGACTGCGTAACATCTTCTTGCTCACGCAGGCTCCGACGGGAACGACCTCGATCCTCGCAGGCGTAAATAGTGGCATCGAGCCCTATTTTGCCTTTGAGTATACGCGAGTTGACCGCACGGGTACGCACAAGGTTTATGCGCCTCCTGCAGATAACTGGCGCGAGATCAATAGCGACAAGCCATTCCCGCCATACTTTGTTACTTCGAACGATGTGACGGTTGAGGAGCATATTGCAGTGCAGGCTGCTGCTCAGAAGCACATTGACTCGTCAGTCAGCAAGACGATCAATGCGCCAAACAGCCACACCATTGAGGATGTTGAGAAGGCATATACGCTGGCATATGATTCTGGTCTCAAGGGCGTTGCATATTTCCGAGACGGTTGTGGGCGAACGCAAGTTCTCTACAAGGAGGAGCCGAAGAAGCCTACGGAGGTTACGGCTCCAAAGTCTTGGACGCGCCCTGCGGTGCTTGATGGTAAGACAACGAAGGTCTCTACCAATGCAGGCACAGCGTACCTAACAGTGAACTCCGATGAGGGGCGACCTGTTGAGGTCTTCGTTGCAATCGGTAAGGCTGGTTCCGATGTAATGGAGTTGGGGGAGGCACTTGGGCGACTGGTCAGCCTTAGCCTGCAGCAGGGCGCGACCCTGAAACAGGTGGGCAGCCAGTTGCTCGGTGTCGGAGGGTTTGGCAAGTTCGCCAAGGCTATCCCGCACGCGATTGGAGAGGCGCTCCTTGCGTCGTCGGAAGACGGGGCAACGGTTGAGGCTGTCGATGCTGCGCCAAAGCCAGCCAAGCAGGTCAGTGCTGACCTGTGCACAGAGTGCGGAAATACTTCACTTGTTCGCGAAGAGGGGTGCATGAAGTGCCTCTCGTGCGGATGGAGCGCCTGCTAATGGCAGCGAGAGCGTTGTATTTCTCCGCCACTTGGTGTAGCCCATGTAAGGTCTTCGGTCCAGTATTGACCAAGGTTGCAGAGGAGACAGGAGTCACTCTCGTCAAGGTGGATGTAGATCAACAAGGACCACTTGCTGAAGAGTATGGCATTCGGTCGGTTCCGACCGTTGTCATGCTTGACGCTGGTGGAAAAGAGATTGGAAGGATCGTTGGCGCGCGTAACGATCCAGCCTTTATCAAAGACGCGCTAACAAAGGAGTAACATGCCGTACGATAAGAACAGCGACCTGCCTCAGGCAGTTCGAGACAACTACAAGGAACGCTGCCAGACAGTGTTCCGCGAAGCGTTTAATGCCGATTACAAGCGCAACAAAAACGAGAGCCGTGCTTTTGCTGTTGCCAATGTCGCAGCAAAAAACTGCGAGCAGTATACCGATGGCAATCCTGCCAATGGTGAGACGAAGAACCCAGACCCAAATAAGTGAGGTTTTGATGGACGAGATCCGCATGAACTTTGACGATCCGCGCGTATGGGCACGATGTGATTCGTGCTGCAAAAAGGTGGACGACAAGGGGCAAAGCCAATATTTTGGCAAGGCATACTCTGATCGAAAGTGGAAGAAGGGACCCGCCTGTGATAACTGCGGTGGTCCGATGACTGAACTCTATCGATTGCGCGGTGACCGTGCGTCCTGAGGCGTATCTGCTAGCGACAACTCAACCAACTGACCCTCGGTTTCCCGAGGCTGGGCGAGAAGATAGGTGATCAATGGACACATCACACTTGGATTTGCCATTTAGAGTAAAGCCAGCAAGACCAATGACGCAGGACGACCTTCCCGAGTGGGAACCAGCCCTTGCGATGCTCGCAAAAATCTCGCGAGAAATGTCAATCAAGGTCAAGGCTGTAAGGCTTCATAACCATAAGAATAGTCCTAAGCACGATCATAGTCTTGCTTGGGCAGATCTCGACTCTAAAGAGATTTCGCTCTGCGACAACAGTGTAGAGACTGCTATTCATGAAATCGCGCATCTATGGTCTCAGGAAGACCATAATAAAAAGTGGGCACGATGCATGCTGGTCCTATACAGAAAGTATGTGCCAGATCAAATGGTAGAGTATACTAAGACCCTAATCAAAGACTACCCAGACTCGGCTAGGGTTGTCAGGAATATGAAGAGATCCGAGCAGAGGAGGATTGCCCGTGGCAGTAGAACTGATTGACGATGTAGTCTATGCAGAAGGATGGGATCATTGCCTTATTGGTCATGGTTTGACATTCACAAGCAAGGGTATTCAACAGGTTGCAATCTACGATCGCGACCTTATGTCTTCACATCTTTGCAAAGAGTTTACTGATTCCTGCATTGAAAGTGGCGATCATGACCTTGACGAATGTGATCACTGGCTAGAGGCTGATGAGTTTATCTCCTTTAATATTGAGGGAGCATATCTTCAGGAAGGGATGCCTGTCTATGCCAGCATTCACCAAGAATATGCCCCTTATGCTGGGACTGACTAATGTCTAACGATCTATACCCAGAGGAATATTACGAGCGTGCTGAAGGATCAAACTATACTAACTATGGCGATGACTCGCGATGGGCTGGTATTGTGGAGATTATTGATACCTATCATGGAAAAGGATTAGATATCATTGAGTTTGGCGCTGCAAAAGGATGGTTTGTTCACCATGCCAGAGCCGCAGGAAATGATGTTACTGGATATGACATCAGCAAATATGCCACATCGAATCCTGCCCCTCGTGCTGTGGGATACCTTTATGAGCATGACGCTACTGAACCGCTTCCGGCACATGTTTCTGGAAAGGATATTGTTTGCGCTTGGGAGTTCTTTGAGCATATTGAGGACCATCTAATCGACCAGACGATTCAAAACTTTATCAAACTTCTGAAGCCGGGTGGGGAACTTTGGCTCAAGATTGGGGTCTCAGACGCTCCTTTTGAGGAACATACCCACGATGCTGACTCTACCCACTTTACTATGCAGCCACGGACTTGGTGGCGCTGGCGGTTTGATCAGGCTGGGCTTGCTCGCCAACCAGAGCCTGAGGCTGCTCTAGACGCTATGTTTAGGGATTGCGACTGGTTTGGCAGATTCTTTGTTTATAAAAAGATCTAAACATATGTCACAAAATGCCCTTCAACCCACCTATATAAGTAGAGGCGCTTTCGCCCTATATTCCTATTAGCACTAATCTAAAGGTACGAAGATGCCAACATATGCCTATTATTGCGATGTGTGCGACAGCACATTTGAAGATCGCAAGCCAATGTGCAATAGCGATGACCCAGCACTTTGCCCTGAATGTGGCAAGGTATGCGATCGACTTTACCGATTCTCCGACGCAGTCCCCGCTGTGATTTACCACGGCAGCGGCTGGGCGCGAAAGGGTTCAAATGACTGAGCAGAACGCAGGAGCACGCTCGACCGAAGGGTCGCGCGAGGGCGCCGTATCACGGGGAAAACGCGGAAGACCGCAGGGCTCGTCTAATAAGCCTAAGAGCCTTGTGCCCAAAGAACTGGCAAATGAAATGTTGCTGGCTATGAAGGATCAACTTCCTCCCGAGCATTTTGAGTATATGCGGGGTGTGATCCTCCAAGGCAAGACCATCTCTACCAAGTCAGAGTTGGACACACTTGTCCTACTTCTTTCGAGAAACCTCTATCCTGCGCTCGTAGGAGAGATGAAGCAAGACGACCCACTAGAAGAGCCAAAGTTCCGAAAAGATGTTACGGAACGGCTAAAGGTTCTGAACAGCCTCTTGGGGCTAAGGAACCAGATTGACAAGCGAGATGATAATGTCGACGATGGCTCAGAGCCGCTCCTCAGGATCTACGCAAACCGGGGTATCGACCCAGACAGGCTTCGTGTCCTCATCGGATACAGCGAGCAGCCTCGAGTCATCGAAGGCAATGCCTACGATTCAGGATCTCAAGATCCTGTTGGCTCAGAGCCCAGCACTGTTTCTGGAGACGCTGACTGAACTGAATGGTGGTCCACTAAAGTTGGAACCGTATCAGATCAGGTTTTTGAATGATCACTCCAACTTCCGCATTGTCAATAAGTCACGGCAGATTGGATTCTCTACTGTTATTTCCGGCGAAGGGTTTGCTAAGGCAATCATGAATCCGGGATACCGAGCAAACTATGTTTCAGTCAACCAGACCGAGGCGTCTGATAAGATTGAGATTGCTCGTAATCTTTATCATTCTATTAGCGACGATTTTGGCGGGGAAGCGGGAATCAAGCCCGTGCTCTGGAACGACTCCGAACAGGAACTCTCGTTCCATCGCCCGCCAAATGTTGCGACCATGGTAAGCCAGCCAGCCTCTTCCGCCATTCGTGGTGGTCGAAAAGATATCTACTTTGACGAGTTTGCGCACATTCGCGACGCCAAGAAGTTGTATCAGGCAGCGATCCCTGCTATTACTCGCGGCGATTCACGGCTAACTATTGTTTCTACACCGCTTGGTCAAAGCGGTCTTTTCTACGATATCGCAAGCAACTCAGATGCGTATCCTGAGTATTCTCGCCACTCTGTTCCGTGGTGGGAGTGCCAAGCAATGGTCAAGGATGGCTTCATTGAGGAAGCCATCGCCAGCGCTGCGGATATGGGTACCGCCGAGCGAGTACAAAAGTTTGGTACGCCAAAGTTGCTCACCATTCTACGCTCCTTCGGAGGGGACTTTCAGTCGTTCGCCACGGAATACGAGGCGACATTCGTAGACGAAACAAGTGCCTACTATCCGTGGGAACTTATCGTCAATGCGGTAGATGACACGCATTCAATGTGGCGTGAACTTCCACCGGGCTGGGAGCCACAGGGATCAGTCGCTATCGGCGTCGACCTAGCAAAAGAACGAGATGAGTCTGTATTTACAGTCGTTGAGTTTATTGAGGCTGAGGATGGCGAGCGAACTGCGCATGTTCGACTGGTGAAATCGTCTCAGGATACATACGATTCACAGTTGTCATATCTTTTGAAACTAATCAAGCAGTCTAAAGCCACAAGGGTCTCTATCGACCAAACTGGCGTTGGTGCAATGTTCGTCGAAAGCGCAAAGTCGCAAGTTGGCTCCTCAATGATTGAGGGTGTAGTATTCACCAATGCGATCAAAGAGCGCTGGGCAACGAAGTTCAAGGGAGAACTTCAGGGGGTGCCGACCGTCCGATATCCCCGTCATAGCGATCTGATGCGTCAGATCCATGGGATCCGCCGAACAAAGTCAGAGGCTGGATTCTACAAGTTCTCCGGCGGTTCAGGGGCAAAGCGAGACGACTACTTCTGGTCTCTCTGCCTAGCGCTTTACGGGCATGGTCGGAATGCCGCGAGAATGTCCTTCCTATGACACCTAAAAAGATTCTTTGCCCAGCATGCGGATGCCTCTTCGGAATCGAAGTAAATGGCGTCTTGAATATGAAATATCGCGATGTCTACCGACAGGTCCGTGGTGGTTCTGTCGAAGGTCCGTGCAGAAAGTGCGGCGAGATGGTCAAATACCCTCTCGAGATGACAATCGAAAAGAATGTTGAAAGGGACAATAATGGCGTCTCGTAAGAAGGTCACAGAGCCACAGATGAAGAAGTCAGATGTCTCAGTATCAGCACCCGGCGTAGCAACTCGATTTGCCCTACTTGGCAATCGAACGGATACTACTCTTGTTACTAACGCTCGTCGCGGTCTGCTCGATATTTACTATCGAATGTATAGCACGCACCCAGTCGTTCGTGCTGCGACCGAAAAGATTGCAAAGGTTGCCACCGCCAACGGGTTCTTGTTCAAGTCGCTTGATCCAGAGAATCCAACCAGTCCTGACAAGATCAAGGAACTGCAGCGACTATTCCGCGAAAGCGATGGTCTTCAGTTGCTTCGATTGACATATAAGGATCTTGTAATCTACGGTCAGGCATTCTGGCTTGTTCGCAAGACAAAGTCTGGCAAGCCTATTGAGTCCCTTCGTCTGAATCCAAAGTATATTGAAAAAGTTGTCAAGGATGGCGTTCTTGTCTCCTATAAGTACGGAGCCAATGGCGAGCCGGGAACGATTACCTATGCTATCGAGGATATCTGCGATTTCAAGTTGGATGACCCTGAGAGCGATATCTACGGTCTAAGTCTTCTTCATTCTCTTCAGACAACGGTCGCAAGCGATCTATATGCTCAGGAATATAATGGCTCCTTCTTCGAGAATAGCGCTCAGACGGGCATCATCTTCAACATGAAGAATGCCAGCGTTGATGAGATTTTCAGAAACCGTGAGTGGCTTGAGGCTAACTATGTCGGGTCTGCTAATGCTCACCGACCTCTTCTTCTTGAAGGTGACATTACGGTTTCCAAGGCTGTCTCTACGCCTCAGGAAATGCAGTTTGTCGAAGGTCGCAAGTTTAACCGAGACGAGATCCTTTCTGTTCTTGATATTCCACCCGATAAGGTTGGGTTCCTAGAGAACTCTAACCGATCAACCAGCAAGGAATCGGATAACTCATTCCGTCAGGAAACTATCCTTCCGCTTCAAAGCATCGTTGAGGAAGAGATCAATAATAAGTTGATTCTTCGCATGATTGGCTGGGATGATGTCGTATTTGCTCATCGCGAGATTAGCCGACGCGACCAGATGGAAAATACTAAGTTCTTGACTGAACTTCAGAAGATGGGTGTTCTCAATGCTGACGACATTCGATCTGATCTTGGTCTTGGGCATGTCGAAGGTGGAGACATTCACTTCGTTCAGACTGCGGCGGGAATGATTCCGCTCAAGTTGATTGAAGCGCTTGGTCAAAAGATTGTTGACGGGAATGCTTCGGCTTCTTCGTTGATTACTGGTTTGGGGACAAAGCAAAATGGCTGAATCTGATCTCGTTTCCGCAGCCGATTGGCTTGTTACCAACATGAATGATGGTTTGAACTGGTATGCGCAGGGCAAGGCTGGTAGTGGGCTAAAGCCTAAGACTGTTGCTGAAGCGAAGCGCATTGTTCAGTCCAAGAAAATCAGCCGAGAGAAGGCAAAGCGTATGGCAGCATGGTTTGCTCGCCATGAGCCTGACATGAGTGCTCCTGCTGCAAAGCGTGGGCATCCTGACTATCCATCTCCCGGAGTTGTTGCTGCAGCCCTTTGGGGCGGTGGCTCAAAGACAGATAATGCCCGTGCTCGAGCGTGGGCTGAGCGTGTCGCCAGCGGCTCAACCAAGAAAGATCTTGGTGAGGGCGTAATGCTGAACGAGCGCCAGAAAGCGATGTATGCTGCTTACAAGCAGATTGCATCGGAGTTCGGTAAGTTTGACCAAACAGAGGGGGCTAACGGTGCTCACTATGCGCCGCCTGATAAGAACCCCTTCAAGGATGCCGGACTGATGTGCAAGAACTGTGTCTTTTGGGACGCAGCAAACGGCGGTCAGTGCGAGATCGTTGCTGGGGTAATCCCCGGAGAGGCGGTTTGTAAGTTGTGGATTATTAGCGAATCTGATCTCGCAAAGAGCGAATCAGTGCAGAAGACTGCGACCCCTGAACTTGTTGATGGGCTCAAGGCACTTTTGTCCGATACCGTTACCGTGTACTTTACTGCTCATGGCTATCACTGGAATGCAAAAGGCGAACTTTTCTCGCAGTATCATGAACTGTTCGGCGAGATCTATAGCGACCTTTATGAATCAGTTGACCCTATTGCCGAGAGCCTATTGAAGTTATCTGTTGACGCTCCATTCCGTCTTGGAGACTTTGTTGCCCTTCGATCTATTGGTGATGCTGGGCTTGTTTCCGCAGATGAGACTGGCGTTCAGGATGACCCTGACCTTATGACTGAGGACCTCCTCAATCGATTGAATGTTCTCCTCGCCGAGACCACCCGCATGTTCAATGTTGCAAGCGCTGCTAATGAGCAGGGCATTGCAAACTTCCTTGCTGGTCGAGCAGAAATGCTTCAGAAGTGGACTTGGCAACTTCGCGCCTCTGGCGTAGAAGTTGTGGAGGATGTTGAAGATCCTAATGTCAACACTCCAGAGGATATGTCTATGAAAAGCATTGCTAAGAGCGTCAATGCTCCTTGGAAGATTACTTTCCCTATCTCGAAGGCTGAGCAGCGCGCTGACGGATTCTACATCCTTGGCGAGGCTTCTGGTCCAGAGATTGATGCAACTGATGAGCGTATGGCTCCTGATGCTATTCAGCGATTCGCTGAGCAGATCAGCCAGAATGCATTGACCAATCCTCTTCCATATCGCGATGCGCATGCTCAAGATGGCGTTCTTCGTGATCTTGGCTCGATCGTCCGTGCATGGATTACCGATAAGATGCACCTCGGTGTCGAGGTCAAACTTGATGAGGCGAATCCTGCAGCAATGTATTTGTTCGCTCAACTCCAGAAGGGCAAGCAGTTTGGCATGTCCGTTGCTGGAGCAGTCCGATCGTATAAGGATGAGTTCATGCCAGATCTTGGCAAGAACATTCGTACCTATTACGATGTGACCTTGAACGAGATTAGCAACACCACTCGACCTGCGTGGACCCCTTCCTTCGGAACGGTTCTGCACAAGGCGATCGACGATGTTCCAGCCGAAGAGGTTGAGACCGTTGTTGCTCCTGAGGCTGAGGCTGTTGTCGCCGAGCCTGAGGCTCCTGTTATTGAAACATCTGAGCCAGCAGAGGCACCTCTTGAGGAGGCTGTCGTTTCTGAGGGCGAAGTTGAAAAGGATAGCAATCCAGAGCATGAAACTCCCTGCGAATGCGGTGAGTGCGGTGCCGAGGTAGTTGTCCCAGAAGTTGAGGTTGAGGCTGATGTAGAGAAGGTTGGGCGCAAGATTAGCGCCGAGACCGCCTCTCGTCTCCTTGCCCTCCACGAAGAAATGACCGCTGCGCTAAAGGAGTTTGGTCTCCTTAGCGAAGAGGTTGAAGATGAAACTGCGAAGTCGGTCTCTAACGCCGATGAGTCTAACCTTGAGGAAGTCGCCATCGAACCTGAGAAGGAAACCGTTGTCGACGAAACTGAGGAACTCAAGCGTGCTCTTGCTGAGGCATCCGCTCGCATTGTGGAACTGGAAAATAGCCCTGCCGTTTCAGCCCCGCCTCTCATTGAGCGTGGTGAGACGACTCAGGACGATGTGATGGCAAATCTTGCCAGCATTTCGCCTTCTGAGCGTTTGCGACTGGGTCTTGCTCTTGCTCACCGCAAGTAGCGATAAAAGAAGGAAATAACCCAAATGGATGTCACTAGCGTTCGCAAGGCGCTCGACATTGCCGCTGGTTCTAGCGCTTATCTGATCCCTCTGGTGATCGATGAGGCTATCCGCGACTATGTGTCGAAGGAGCCTGTTCTTTATAATGCCGTCACCAAGATGCCTTGGGCGACGAACACCTATTTCGTCCGCAAGCGCACGGCTAACCCAACCGCTTCGTGGGCGACCGACGGCGGCTCGCTTCCGTCGGCAACGAACACGACGCATGTCCGCGTTGCTGTTCCTGTTGCTTACCTGTACACCCGTGGTGAGGTGACTGGTCCCCTTCAGCGCGCCGCTGGCTCGCTTATCGATGCGCTCGCGCTCGAGATCGAGGCTCACAGCCGCGTTCTTGCCGAGAAGTTGTCAACCGACCTCGCCACTGGCGACGGCACGGGCAATGGCATCAAGGGTATCTACCAGCAGGTTACTGATGCGGACGGCGCCAACGCCGCTTCGACGGTTACGACGAGCGGTGCACTCACCCTCGCCGCGATCGATTCAGCGATCGACGCTTCCCTTGGTCAGGTTGACCTCATCGTGGCTGGTCGCGCTGTCAAGCGCAAGATCAACTCGCTCCTTGTTGCGCAACAGCGCTTCATGGATCAGACTGAGATTGCCGCTGGCTTCCGCGTCATGACCTATGATGGTATTCCGATCGTTACGGATCTGCATGACGAGAAGTCGGACAAGATTGCCTTTGTCCGCCGCTCGGATGCGAAACTCCTTGTTCACCAGGACTTCACCTATGAGGAACTGGCAAAGACCAAGGACTCCACGGACTTCATGATCAAGGGCTACTTCGGGTTCGCGCTCGAAGGTCGTCCAACGGTCCTGACTGGCTTCACCGCCGTCTCGTGATTTGGTCAAACCTAGCCTAGCGTGCTAGGATAGGTTGTTGCTACGGGCTGGGGGCTTCGGCTCCCAGCCCAGCGCAGCGAAAGGAGCCACCTGATGGCAAAGTTAAAGCACATGTTGTACAAGGTAGATCTAGCGCTTTACTTCTACGATGGGGAAGTTCCCGTAGTAGATGGAGTTGTTGAGATCCCAGACGATCGACCAGAGTGGTGCCTAAATGCATACCATAAGGGCTATCGTCTAGACGCAGATACCGGGGCTGAAGTTGATCCAAATGTTTGGATCGAGGCTTTAGATCCTCAGAGTGCCAAGAGCGCAGGAGTCAAGAGTGAAAGTACTGATTCTGGGCGACAGCCCATTCTCGAAGACGGGGTTCGGTCGAGTGCACAGGATGGCGATGGAAGCCTTCCTGAGCAAGGGCTGGGAAGTGGCAACGGTGACGGGGCTGCAGACAGCGCCAGTGAAGACCGACCTGCCCGTAAAACAGTACGCACCAAAAAGTAACGACCCAATCGGTCTGGCAACAATACCAGAAGCGATTGAGGATTTCAAGCCTGATCGCATCTTCTCGGCTGGAGAGCCGGGATCTCTATCTGCTCTCTCGATGGTTATTCCAGCACGCATTCCGTTTACGGCATATTGCGTGATTGAGGGCGAGCCGATTGCACTTCAAGAGTGGCGGTCACTCCTATCAACGATTCAGTTCATTACCTGCAGCGAGTACGGGGCAAAGGTAGTTCGTCAGTCGCTTAACAAAGAAGTTGACTGGGCTTACCATGGAGTGGATACTGATGTATTCCGCCCAGACGATACGCGCAGGGATGAAGTGAGAAAGAACCTTGGCTGGAGCGACAAGTTTGTTGTAATCACTGTTGCTGCCAATGTTAGACGCAAGCAGCACCCACGCCTTTTTGAGGCTATGGGAATCTTGCGAGATGTCTACAAACAAAAAGATATTCTACTTTACGACCACACCGTTCCGTTCCAGAGGTTCTGGCTTGAGGGCTGGCACCTTCCGCAGGTTGCTCGATCTCTTGGCGTTGAGGATATGATTATGTTCAACCCTGAGATGGAGAACTTCGGAGACGGAATCCCAGAGCGAAGCGATGGCGATAAGCCAACGCTTCCAGATCTCTACAGGGCTGCAGACCTATTCGTACTGCCAAGTCAGGTAGAAGGATTTGGGCTGCCAATCGCCGAGGCGATGGCATGCGGCACACCCGTTGCAGTGACTAAGTATGCTGCTGGATGGGAAGTTGCTCGCGGCGCTGAGGGTGCTGGCATTCCAGTCGCTGACTGGGAGATTCACAAGAGCGGAACGCGATATGCAAATGTTTCTCCGCTCGATATTGCGAAGACGATTATTTCGCTTAAGCGAGACCCTAAGCGTCTCAAGCGCATGCGAGAAGCAGGCTTGAAGCGCGCAGCAGAGTTGAACTGGAGCGACTTTCAGGAGAAGATTTGTGACGCTATTGAGGACGCCAAACCGTACGCTCCGTAGCCGACTAAAGCGTGGATTTGCCCCAGTTGGTGGTGTAGTCAAGCGCCTTACTCGATCGCAAAAGCGGTTTCAGATCAAGGGACGCCAGCGACTAAAACGCAAGTATGGTAGCATTTCGAAACTTCTTATTCGTATTAAAACAAGCCGAGCAAAAATCGGGCTCAAGGCTAAGACGGCACGCTCACTGGGCGGTCGTCGTGGTCTCCTGATTGTGAAGGGACGAAAGAGGACAAAGCCTAGAACATGAGTAATCTTATTACGCTTGACTACTTCAAGAGCCTTCCACTTGGCATCAAGACTTCTACGCTTGAGAAGTTGAGCGACACTGCGCTCAATAACTTTATTGCAACTGCCTCTGAGCAGGTTCGAAAGTATTGCGATCGCCAGTTTGATGTTAATACGATTACTAATGAGCCGCATTACACGAAGACCATGCGACGATTAGTCCTTGAGCAATATCCAGTTATCTCACTAACAAGCATTAGTTGGACTGATGATACTGGTCAGACTGGAACGCATGATCCATCAGATTTTCGTATCCTTCCCGGCGGTATCATTGAGTGGAAGTTGACGCGATTCCCTGCTCCATTCCTTCAGGGTCGTATCTACTACATCACCTACAGCGCTGGATATGATACCATTCCCGGTCCAGTTCAGCACGCTACCGCACTCTGGGTCACTGAACTTCTGCAGCCAGCATATGCTGGTCCATCAAACGATGCTCCTGAGTTGGTTACACTGACTTCTCAGCAGATCGGTGAACTTCTGGAGTCGTATCGCCGCCGTAGGATTGGCTAATGGCGTACGCAACGATTACTGTTACTGTTGATTCCAAGCGGGCTGAGGAAACGATTAACCTCATCCACAAGAGACTTCGGTCGGATATCAACAAAGGTCTTGTCAAGTCTACTCGTAAGGCTGGCGAGAAGTATCTAGAGAACTTTGAGTCTGAGGGTCATAAGTATAAGGCTTGGGATCCACTTGCAGAGAGCACTATTCGAAGTCGAGAATCTCTTGGCTTTGCTGGAACCTCTCCAATCCTTGAGCGAAGCGGGCATTTGAAGTCTGTAGCAATCGAATCGATGCTAAAGATCAATGGACCGTACCATGTCAGCAAGACCGATAACTATCGCGGTCTTCCTGTTGAGGTTGCCGCAGAGTTCAAGTCAACTGGCGACAAGGGATGGATTACATTCCATGGTCGAGGTTGGAAGTTCGTTCACAATGATGGATCCAAGGATAGCCCAAAGCGACCATTCTGGTATTCTGACCGAACGGTTGCCTTTGCTGCGGCAGATGGGCTACTTGACTGGGTCTCTAAAGATGTATTGAGGTTCTAATGGAGCAAGTAATCGACAAGATTATCGCAATCCTCAGTACTTTTACTACTACGACTGCTGCAAATGGTGGATGCTCGGATGTGCTCAAGGTAGAAGCGATCTACTTTGGCGATCCCGGTGTCATTCCAGCGCAGTTGTATCCTTGCATTACTGTTGACCCCGTGAGGGATACACCAGTAAGCGAGAATACGGGCTATGAGATTCGAGACCATGAGGTCCAAATCACCTTGCTCGTTGACTCAAGGGAATATTTTGACGCTGGAGTCGATGAGGCTTCTGGCGATCGAAAGATGGTAACAGTTATGCAAGCGTTGCGGTCGTATCTGCGACAGACGCATAACAGGACGCTCGGAGGTCTCTCTGGCGTTCGTGAGGTAGTGGTCTCTGAGACCGACTACATGGTTCAAGTACGCGGCTCAGTTATTGCTAAGTCCGCGCGCATTACTCTGGCTGTAAATAAACAATACAGCCGAGTTGCATAGGGTAAGGAGTACCAAGTAATATGAGCCTTGGCGCACTTGGTTATGTTGCATACGGCGTGGAAGCCACTGAGGGGACGCTTGCGTCGTCAATCGACAAGTTCCTCCCTGCTTCTTCGTTTGCATTCGACGAGACCAACGATTATACTGTTCCTAACCAGATTCGTGGTGTTCGCGATCCCGGCATTTCGCTTGCCGCTCCGTATGCCGTATCTGGCTCTGTAGACCTCGAGTTGATTCCCAACTCGATCGCCTACCTCCTCAAGTCGGCGTTCCATGCTGATGTTGCAGCGGCATTTGGTTCGGGTGCTTACACCTACACCTTTACCCCTACGACTGAGCCTACTACGCTTGCGACTCTTTCATTTGAGTCATCGGCTGCTAACGATGTTCTCTTGATGCAGTATCTTGGTGTTCGAGCGAATACGCTTGATATCAAGGGTGCATACGGCGAAATCGTCATGGCAACCGTTGGTCTTGAAGGTCTTGCGCGACAGAAGAAGAGCGTTCAGACTGGTCTTACCAAGTCCTTTAGCACTGCAGCGAACGGTCTTATCCCGTTCCACTTCAGCGGCGCTAAGGTTCAGATTGGTGATGCTGGTTCGTCTGTCTCTGACCTTCTTACGGTCAAGGACTTCTCGTTCTCGGTTAACAACAACTTTGAGCGAATCGGAACACTCCGCCAGACACGCGCTTACAAGCGCATGACTGCTGGTATGCGCGATGTGAAGTTGGCTCTTACGCTTGACTTCAATACCGCTGCTGAGTCCGTTACGCCAATCGTTGATCGCTTGCTCAATGAGCAGGCTGTCAAGGTTGTTATCGTTCTTGACGGTGGCTATCTTGCTGGTACGAGCGGTGCAAAGCATAACCTGACGATTACGATTCCTTACGCTCGAATCAACTCGTCAAGCATGCCATTGAATGCCGCTGATCACCTGTCGCAGTCGCTTGAGTTCACGGTCACCCGACCTGATCTTTCGCTGAATGCATTTGACGCGGTGCTCACGACAAACGAGAAGGTTGGTACCGCTGGTACTGGCACTTCTTGGAACTGGTAAACTAAAAGGGAGTAAGCAGCCGAGGGTCACATACGATACCCTCGGCTGCACCCCAAACTGGAGGAGGAGTACAAAATGGCACTTCGCATTGCTTCCGTAGAAAAAAAGCGCATTGATCTTGGCGACGGCGATTGGGTCGAAGTCAAGTCTGATCTTTCCAAGGGCGATTTCAACTCGCTCGTTCGTCAGATGCCCGATAAGGATGTCTCGAAGGAAGGTCTTACCGTTTCAGAGGGTCTAGCATTTCAAGGCGCGCTATTCGAGGCTCTTGTCCTTGGCTGGTCACTTGATGTTGAACCAAATGTAGATAACTACCTTGCCTTGGCTCAGGAGTCAAGCGCAACGCTTGATCAGGTTCTTGCAGATCACTTCTCGTCGATGACGCCGGATATCAACGCGGGAAAAGCGCCTTCGACCTCGCGCGCCTAAGCGCAGAGGGTCTGAGGACCGATAGCCTTCGGGCAAAGAACCCTCGGATTGCCGAATCATATATTGTCTACACCATGTGCCGTTCCCTGCAGGTGTTCTCCGTTGAGGTGAGCAAGAACGGTGGAAAGCAGAACGAAACAAAAATCGTTCGTTTTCCAGTTGCGCTGCATTGTCTACCAAAGGCTGGGGGACTGCTTGATCAGTCAAACTGGCTAATGGATATTTTTGAGCATTTCAAGGCTGGGGAAGTCACCGCAGCCAATAAGATTTTGTCGCGCTGAGGAGGGCGCACTTGGAGCCAAGAGACTAAGGTCGGCTTACAGGTGCGCTCCTTTTTTTATTTGAGGTAGAATGGCAAATCCCGAAATCGCGCTAAAGGTAATGGTATCGGTCCAGAATAGCAAGGCTCTTGACAATGTCAAGAAGCAGATCGATGGTACCTCCAAGGCTGCTGAGAATGCCCAAGGAGCAAGCCGTGGATTCCTAGGCGCCGTCAATGATGCTCAAAAGGGTCTTGACGGTGTGTTCCGTGCTGGATTCCGTATGCAGATTCTTGGTGGACAGATTATGTCTGCTGGTCAATCGATGCTTGCCCCGATTACTGATTCACTAAAGCAGTTTGGCGATTTCGAGTTTATGGTCAATCGAGCCGCTGGTGCGTTGAACTTCTTCAATGGCAAGGCTAAGGATGGTTCCGCGACAACGATTGACCTTCAAGATGCCATCAATAAGGCTGCCATTCAACTCAAGTTGTTCCCAGCAACAGATGTTGCTCAAGGTCTTTACTTCTGGGCTTCTGCAACTGGCGAAACGATTACAAAGCAGAATGATATTCAAAAACTGATGGCACGCTTCATCCCAGTGATGAAGGCGGCGGCGCTTACTCAGACTGACTACGAGTTGGCAACTAAGGGCGTCTTGGGAGTTATGCAGCAGTTTGGCATGACCTTTGACGGAACAGAGCAGGGTATCAAGAATGTCTCAGATGTAACGAATCTCCTCTACGGATACACTAAGGCTACCGCACTCGAGTTCCCAAATGTGATTGAAGCGTTCAAGTACGCTGGTACTGCCGCGCATAACCTAAAGATTCCATTTGAGGATGTTGCCGCCGCACTTGGCGCACTTGGAAACCTTGGTCTCCGAGGCGGTATTGCTGGTCGCGGACTTGCCCAGGTATTCAATAAGTTGGCAAACCCATCTAAGCAGGCTCGAACAGAAATGGATAAACTGTTCAAGAGCGTCTATGGTGGAACGAAGACATTCTCAAAGATGATCTTCCCTGCTGGTAAGTTTGTTGGTTTGCGCAACTCTGTGAAGATCCTTGCTTACTCAATGAAGGGTCTAAACGACGAAGAAAAGCAGCGCCTCATCAATCAACTATTTACACAGAACGCCGCTCGAACGATGATGCCTCTGCTTAATAAGCAGATGGAACTGTTTGCTGGCGGCAAGAAGGATGTTAAGGATTACGCAAGCGCTATCGATGTACTTGGCGGAGTTAGCACTGATGCAACAAAGTCTCTCGATAAAGACTTCTCAATGCTCTCTGACAGTTGGAAGGGTGTTACCGAAGGTCTTAATCGTGCATGGGAAGCGGTAAAGAATACCGTCGGTCGCGTTGCTGCCGAGTACCTAACGCCAATCGTCAAAAAGGTTGAAGAGTGGGTTGTTGCTCTTAACGAAATCATTAAGAAAAACCCACAACTTGTTCGGTTTGCTGCAGCCCTTGGCATTATTACCGTTGCTATTGGTGGTTTACTTACAGTCATCGGCAGTCTTCTTGGGATTGTCGCTGGTCTAACCTTTGTAATGAACCTGCTGCTTGCGCCAGAAGTTATTGCGGCAGCCCTTGCTTTCGCCGCAGCCCTTGCGGTAGTTGGGATTGCAATCGGTATCGTTGCAAGTGTCATGATGGATACTGGTAAGAAGGCTGGATCAACCTTAAGCGTTGCGCTGATGGATGTTGTAACATTCATTGGAAACATTTTGACTGAGATTGCTAACGCAATCCCAGCCATTACAAATGCTCTCCTTGAGTGGGGTAGCGCATTCGTTGTTTGGATCATTCAGGCAATGCCGCAGATGGGGACTACCCTTGCAGGTGCATTCCAATATCTTCTTGCAAAAGTTGCTGAGTTCCTTTCAGCCCTTGTGCCAGCACTTGCGCAACTAGGTAGTGCTCTATTCCGCTGGATTCTTGAAGCGGTTCCTCCCATGCTTCTTGCTATTGGCAACTTCCTTAGCAGTATGCTATCATGGCTTGGTGATCATGCTGGGGACATCGTCAATCAGTTGATGGAATGGGCTTTGGCGTTTGTTGGGTGGCTTGTTGACGCTATCCCAATGCTGCTTGCAAATCTTGTCAAGTTCTTGGGAATGATTATTATTTGGGTGTTTAACAATATTCCGACAATCCAAAAAGTAGTTCTGAACTTTATTGATGCATTTATTTCATGGGTTCCAAAGGCTATTCCATTCTTGCTTGATGCTCTTGGAAAACTTGTTGGAAACCTGATGAAATGGTTCCTGACTGACGGGATCAAAACATTTATTGACATTGGCGCTGCGATTGTGCAAGGTCTTTGGAACGGTATTACTGGTCTTATTGGCTGGCTTATCGATAAGGTGGCTCAGTTCATCAAGGATGTGATTCCGGGACCAATCAAGGATTTCCTTGGTATCAAGAGCCCAAGCAAGTTGATGGCTGGCATTGGCGAAAACATTGTTCAAGGTCTTGCTAACGGTATTACCAATACTGACTCCGCATTGATTGCAATGCAGGATTACTCAATGGCTTTGGCTCAGGCTGCGGCTTCTACGACCGCAAACATTGGGCTTGGAACAAACGGAGGATATAGCGTGGTATCGGACAATACGCGAACAATCAGCCTCAAGGTTGAGGTGACCTCGCCTGACGGCGCTGTCGATGCGCTTACTGCTTCGCAGATTGCTGGCGCGATTGAGTCTGGTGCGCTTGTACGCTCGCTTGAGCAGATGGCGGCGGTGGGCTGATGGCTTCTGTAACTTATAGTTCTACTAAAGACGCAAGCGCTATTTATGACCCAAGCGGAGTAAGCAACTATACTTCCGACTGGAACGGGTTTGACCAGCATCATCCCGTAGGGGCATTCTCTTCAACCTTTGCTGCCCGCTCATTGATCTATTTCCCTATTTCCTTTAGCGGTATGACGAGTATTACTAATGCGACCTTGACGCTCAAAGTCACTTCATATCATGGAGCCTTTGGTTCGAATAGCAACAAGACGCTTTATGCTGCTAGAAGCCTTCGCGCATGGACAGAACAGGCTGGCGCAGAAAACTCTTGGACGAATGCATCTGGTACATATAATAGCCATCTTTATACCGACACGCCTGATAGCGACTACGCGACGGCAGATCAGACATATACCACTGCCATTGGGTCAAAGACTGATGGGTCGACCATCACATTGCTTGTCACTGACATTGTTCGCAGTTGGTTTACTGGCTCAGCAAATAATGGATTTGTTCTCTATAATAATAACCTCACTTCAACTGCTCATTACATGGAGTTTGGCTCAAGGGAGAATACGACTTCAGCATATCGACCAACTCTCAACATTACCTACACCACCAATACTGCTCCAAATGCCCCAACCAATCTTTCCCCAACTGGCGGTGTGGTTGTTAACTCTGTTACCCCAACGCTCTCTGGCTTATTCAGCGACCCAGATGCTGGCGATACGCTTTCTGCAGTAAACTATCAAGTCTACGCATCTGATGGAACAACGCTGATTTATGATTCTGGCTGGGTTGCCGCATCTGGAACATCGTTTAGCAACATCTATGGCGGCTCATCGCTTACTGGTAATGTTACCTACAAGTGGCAAGCACGAACGAAGGATGCCGCTGGTGTTGCTGGAGCCTTCTCTGCCCAGCAGTCATTCATTGCCAATAATGTCCCATCTGCTCCTGTTGTAACTATTACGACGCAGCCGTCTGCTGACCTTGGAACCTTGACACCATCAATCAATATTGCCAATAACGATGCTGATCTGACGGATAGCATCAAGTCATATTCCGTTCTTTGGAAAGATTCGTCTGGGTCCACAATCGCAACGAGTACTGCAACTGGACTGACTGCTCAAAATATTACCTTTGCATACCCGGGAACCCCAAATCTTTCATGGGGCTCATCCTATAAGGTATCCGCGAGCACAACAGATCAGAATAATGCAACATCAAACTATTCTTCTGATCAGTCATTTGCTACGCACAAGACTGGAGCGCCAATCAATCTTGCTCCATCTGGAGCAACTGTCTCGTCGAGCATCGCGCCAACATTCACTGGAGACCGATCCTCTTCAGCCGAATCGTTGACTTCTGTTCAGATTCTTTTGTACGCAAATGACGAGTCAACACTTATCTGGGATAGCGGAGTTCTTACATCTGGAGTTACATCTTCGACATTCTCGATTGGATATATTGGAACAACTCTATCTTACTCAACTACATATAAGTGGAAGGCTCGTGTAACTTCTTCAGTTGGCGGAACAAGTGACTATACGGTATTCTCTTCGTTTGTCACTCCAGCGGCTGGCGCAATCACGCAAACTGCGCCAATCGGTTCTCCAATCACAAGTCTCACGCCATCATTCCAGTTTAGCAGAACTGCATCATTCAATGCATACCAGTTGATTGTATACGCAAGCGATAATACCACCATTATTTTTGATAGTGGAACAGTTACTCACGCCAGCGCAACATCAAAGTCGTATACTTATGCTGGCTCAACTGCACTTACTTGGAATACGAACTATGCTTGGAAAGTACGCGTATCTGCAGATAGCGGATCAACTTGGGGCAGCGGGTATTCAGGAGTTGTTGACTTTACAACAGACGCTGCTGGCATTCCAACGATTACTGCTCCAACCGACAATGCTTGGATTTCTACGCTCACACCAACGCTAAGCGGAACAACCTATAATAGCGAATCTGCTACTGCCTACAGGATTCTTCTTTACGGAAGTGACGCAGCAACTCTGATTTGGAATAGCGGAGATATCTCACAAACTGCAGCAACATCATTCTCAAAGGTGTATAACGGATCTACTGCTTTGGAGGCTGGCACCAGATATTACTGGCAGGCTCGATATACGAAGTCAACGGGTCCAGTTGGTTCATATAGCGCATTGAAGACTTTTAAGATTAATGCACTTCCATCTCCTTCAACTGGTCTTGTGCCAACTCAAAATCAGATTATTATTGATACTGTCACAACTCCAAACCCAACTGTATCTGCAGTTTTTGTTGACGCAGACCAAGATGTTTTTGGCGACTATCCAACACTATTTGAGGCAGAAGTTTCTCAAGACTCAGATAGCGTCGTCATGTACACAATGTCAAACTCTGCAAGTCTGATTGCTGGTCAGAATAGTCTTTCTAGGGGAGCAACAGGAGTCACTACGACTGCTGGTGCTGGCGGAACAACGCTTGCCTATGATACTACTTATCGCGTGCGCGTTCGCTATACAGATAGTAAGTCGCAGGCTGGTGCTTGGACAAGCGCGAATCAGTTTAGGATTACAAAGATTCCGACTGCCGCGATTACTAGCCCAACAAGTTCTGTATCGTCTCCGATTGTTCAAGTCAACTGGTCATTCTCTAGCCCGGGAAGTAAGTCGCAATATACATATCAAGTTGTTGTAACACTTTCTGCAGATGATACTAAGGTATATGACACTGGCGAGGTCATCTCTTCATCTGGAAATGCCACTATTCCAAATGGATATATCCAGAACAATACTCAGTACAAAATCACACTTGTTACAAAGGATACTGATCTGGTATCATCTGTTTCAAATGTCGCTACAGTAAATGCCTCGTGGACGCCACCAGCGTCTGTGACTGGCTTCTCTGTTACGCTAGACTAAGGAGGAGACATGGCACTTATTGTAACTCCGGGTACATCGGTACTTCTCTCTTGGGATGCTTCAACGATTGCTGACGCAGACTTTGGTGGCTATTTTGTTTATCGCCGAGAACCGTCTGGTGAGCCAGCGGCTCAGGTTTGGGCTAAGATTCAAGAGATTAGTTCAAAAGTTGTAACGACAACTCGAGACTATGGGGCTGGCTTCAATGAGACATATGAATACAAGGTAACACAGTTTAATAAGACTACATTGCTAGAATCTGGGGATGGGGACATTGTTACTGTTTCCATTGAAGTTGACGACTGGGCTGTGATTGGCGCTGACTTTGCTCGTGCACATATTGCCACTCTTGTTATTACAGAAGAAAGCCATCAGACTCCAGTTCAGCAAGAAGTATTTGAGCCTCTTGGCTCATCGCGCAAAACGATTGTTCGCGGAAATGTTCTTGGCGCTGAAGGTACCATTACCGTTCGCTTTGAGCCATCTGAGGCTCGGGACGGTCAGATTCTATTTGAGTATCTAACAAATACAACTGGTCCACATATCCTCAAGTCTCCATTTGGCGATGTTTGGAGCGCAGAGTTTGGCACGCCGTCAAAGCGATATCTTGTTCGCGGAGCACTGGAGATGACGGTTGGCTGGATTCAGGTGGTCTGATGTTCCCTGTAAGTCAAGCATTTCAAAATGCCCTGATCTCGCCAGTTCATAGAAGCGTTGTTCGCGCACAGGTTCTTGATACAAATCTAAACCCTGTTGCAGGCGGAACATTCTACAATAGCGGTGTCCCCTCAGAGCGATTTATTCAGAACTATATTATTGACGGCACTGTCGATGTGGATGTTACTCGAGAAACACGAAGAACATTCTCTATGTCCCTTGTCAATAAGGATGGTGTCTTTGGACCAAATACAAGTTGGTCTGGCTTGTTTTATGTTAATCGATTGGTTAGGATTGAACGAGGGATTGACTTTGGCGATCATGTAGAATACTGCACGGTCGGAACATTCTATATTGATAGCGCAGATGTTATCGTTGATCGCGGTATGTCGACAGTTGTTCTTTCTGGAAGCGACGGCTGGAAGGCGCTATCTAAGGCTACGACTGGAAATATCTACAACTTTGCTTCAACTGCAGGCGTAGCGGCAACCGTAAAGACGCTTGCTTTACTTGCTGGTATTCCAGCAAGTAGGATGAACCTTTCAGATTTGGCAGATCAGCCGACTAGCGTAAAAACTCTTGGAACTGCATATAGTCTCCGTCAAGATGAGCCAATCGGTGGATTCTTTAAGACTATTGCTGATAGCAAAGGCATTGACATTTATTTTGATGTCAATGGCACATTGACGCTTCAGGATTTCCGTGACCCTGCAGATGCTGCTTCTGTGTGGACATTTGACTCTTCTCAAAATGGAACACTCCTTTCTCTTCGAGCAGCATATAACGATCAAGATCTTTATAATCATGTTGTAGTTATTGGAACAAACTCCAACAGAACAACAAATGACAATGTGTATTATGAGATTGAAGATAACAATGCTGCATCTCCAACAAGCATTGCGAAGATTGGTCGTCGAACAAATGTCTATCAAAGTGCCGCAATCGCCGATACCGCTGCCGCCAAGAAGGCTGCAACCAAGTTATTCCTCAAGGCTGGATTTACAACGGAAGATATCGAGATGGAAACTATTTGCAATCCATCATTGATGGAAAACGATTGTGTTACCATCAAGGAATCTGATTTTTCAAAGATCTCAAATAAATATCGTATTCGTAGCATTAGTATTCCACTTGCAACATCAAAGCAAGTGATCAAGGTGCAAAGGGTGTTTGACATCGGATGAATAAGAATCATGCTTCTCGCATTTTAGATGTTATGGATCGCCGTATTGATACGGCTGTCGGCACGGAGGCAGCATCAGATACCACTTGGGGTAAAGTTGCTCAGGTATCTGGCGATGGTCGCCTTGCATCTGTGTATATCTACGGTAGCGGATCTTCTGACTATGGCACAGATTTTCGCATTCCTGACTGGGCTAAACTCAATGTAGGTGATCGTGTTCGCGTAAGCATGAACAAAGACACGCGCGAGAATCAGATTATTGATGTCTGGGGCGCAAGCGCATATCAGCGCTTTGCCATTGACTATAGCAATGGCGCTATCTATACTGGCGCTGGAACGGCTGCTCCAACGATTGGATCTGCTGGTCAGGTTCTCACGCGACAGACCGATGGCTCTGCTGCTTGGTCTGCCTCTTCGGGGGGTTCTACATTTGATGGGTTTGCCTATAAACTAAAGACCGAAGTTCGCAATACTGGTACGACCACGATTCCTCGTGGTTCTATCGTGTATGTTAACGGATCTAGTGGCACAGTTCCAACAATCACACTGGCGATTGCTACCAGCGATACGACATCTGCGCGAACATTTGCCATGGTAGAAAACGACATTACCAGAAATAATAATGGCTATGTAGTAAACTTTGGCGTCATTGACCCAGTAGATACTCATGGATTTGCTGATGGTACGCTACTCTTCCTTTCTGACTCTACCCCTGGAGCATTCGTATCGACCCGACCAACGCAGCCATCTCACGGTGTTATTGTCGGAACTGTTGTAAAGGGAAATAGCACTGGCAATGGTAGCATCTTTGTTGCCATTCAAAATGGATTGGAACTCACTGAACTTCACGATGTCTCCATCCCGTCAGATCCGACAGACGGCTATGTTCTTACTTGGGATAATAGCGTCAAGATGTGGAAGGCGCTTGCTCCTACTGGTGATATTACCGCCGTTGTTGCTGGCACTGGTCTTACGGGTGGCGGAACATCTGGATCAGTAACGCTGAACGCCGTCTCTGCAAGTACGACTACGGCTGGTATTGTTCAGTTAAGCGACTCAACTAGCACGACAAGCAGCACGCTCGCTGCTACCCCAACTGCGGTAAAGTCAGCATATGATGCAGCAACATCTAAAGTTGCAAGCGTTAGCGCTGGATCTTCTCGTGTAACAATCGGTGGCACCTCAACCTCTCCTACCGTAGATGTGGCAGCCGCGTCTACAACCGTTGCTGGCGTTGTTCAGTTGAGCGATTCAACCAGCACGACCAGCAGCACCCTTGCCGCCACTTCAACGGCAGTGAAATCTGCCTATGATACTGCGACATCAAAGGTCGCAAGCGTGTCTGCAGGGTCTGCACGCGTCACGATTGGCGGAACATCTACCGCGCCTACGGTCGATGTCGCTGCTGCAAGCACTACCGTTGCTGGTATTGCTCAGTTGTCAGATTCTACTAGCACAACAAGTAGTACCCTTGCGGCAACTCCTACTGCCGTAAAGTCAGCATACGATCTAGCCAATACTGCAAATACCACAGCAAACGCTGCAGTCCCAAATACGCGTACGCTAACTGGTACCGCTCCAGTAACCGTTGGTGGAGTATCTGGTACTGGGCAAGCGCTCTCTTCTAACCTGACGATTGCTGCAACTGCCGCGAGCACAAGTGCTTCTGGTGTCGTGCAGTTGAGTGACTCCACATCGACTACTAGCAGCACCCTTGCCGCCACTTCAACGGCTGTAAAGTCAGCATATGACCTTGCAAACACCGCGAATACCACAGCAAACGCCGCTGTGCCTGCTACCAGAACGCTGACAGGAACTGCACCGATTACCATTGGTGGTGTTTCAGGTACTGGTCAAGCACTATCTGCTAACCTTACTATTGCTGCAGCCGCTGCAAGCACTACGGTTGCTGGAGTTGTGCAACTATCTGATTCAACAAGCACAACGAGCAGCACCATTGCAGCGACGCCAACTGCGGTCAAGTCTGCCTATGATCTGGCAAATGGCAAGGCTGCTGTTGGCGTAGCAACACCTGCTGCTCTTGGCACTGCTGCCGCTGGAACTGCCACTACTGCATCAAGAGAAGACCATGTGCACGCGAACATTCTTACTAGCACTGCGCCTCAAAGCGTTGGTGGGTCAAATGTTGTTGGTACGGCAACTACGGCTGCACGAGCAGACCATGTGCATGCTGGCGCCTCTGGTGTCTCTCTTACAAGCGTAACGCCATCAAGCGTTGGCACGACGAATACCGTTGGCACTGGGTCCGCAGCAGCCCGCGAAGATCATATTCACGCTGGCGTAACATCTATTACAGGAACTTCCAATCAAGTAACTGCAAGCGCAAGCAATGGTGCCGTAACGCTAAGTCTTCCGCAGTCGATCGCTACTGCCAGCACACCATCATTTGCAGGTCTCACTGTTGGCAATAACTTCGCAATCACAACGCCAGTATATGGAAACTATGATAAGGCAGGTTCAGCAGATGCCACAACAATCACGACCGCTGGAACATATTACGCACTAACAGGTGCTGAAGTTAGTTTCACGCCACAGTTTGTTGGGCAAAGATTTTTGCTTACATTTACTGCATATGCATCGCTAGTTACAACAACTATTCAGTATGCATTTGTTCGTGCAAAT